CTCGTCCGAACCGCAACGACGGGCGGATTGATCCTGCTCACCTTCACGCCTCTTGAGGGGCATTCACAGACTGTCATGCAGTTCCTGCCGAGACCCAAATAGGAAGACGAAATGGCAAACGCATATATCACTGAATATGCCGGACTGGCGCGGGACGTGTTCAATTATCACATCGCTGCGGGAACAGAGCCTGCCGTCGATGAGCAGAAGGTCACGTTCACCACGACTGTTGCGTCTGACGCCTTCAATGAGCGGACCCGGTTCATCATGGTCCATGTCGATGCCATCGCGCACCTGGCATTTGGCGACGCCCCGACCGCAACGACCGGAGCCCATCGCATGGCGGCAAATGAAACACGCTTTTACGGCGTCAATCCGGGCCAGAAGGTGGCCTTCGTGACGGGGAGCTGACCATGATGAACACCAGCGGCGGCTCGTCGCCTGATCCGATCAATGGCTGGATTGCCCTTCTGGACGATCCCAAGGCCGCATCGGCCAAACTCAAGGAAATGAAAACTGCAAGCGATGCGCTCGCCAAGGCCCAGGCCGATCTAGTCAAGGCCAGTGAGGAACAGCAGAAACGCGCCAAGGAACTCGTGGCCGAAAGTGCAGCGCTCGATGATCGTGAGCGCGCCATTGCCGCAAGCGAGATGGTGGCGGCGAAGAAGCTCGATGCGGCCAAGGAGGCCGAGGCTTCGATTGCCGAACGTGAGCTGAAGCTCCAGGCTGATATTGCGGCATGGGAAAAGGCCGTTGCCGACGCCAAGGAAGAAGCCAAGGCGACGAAGGCAGAGATCCGCAAGGATCGCACCGCGCTCACCAAGGAGACCAAGGCTGCCGACGAAATGAAGGCCGAGGCCGAGGCTGCCCTGAAAGGGGCACAGGAGACGGTACAGGAAGCCGAATCCCTCAAGGCGGAATATCAGGCAAAGCTCGACCAGCTTGCCCAGATCGTGAAGGCCGGCTGAGACGATGGCTGACACGATCACGCTTTACAATCACACGGTCAAGCTGTTTGGGGCTGGCGAGGTTGACCTGACGGCACTCGTTGTCTCACTGATCAGCAGCAGCGGCACGTTCGACGCGACGGACACGGCATGGGCCGATGTGTCGGCCAACGAGGTATCCGGCAATGGCTGGACGGCTGGTGGCGAGGCTGTGACGAGCGCCGCGGTAACGACCATCACGACCAACGATGGAAAGCTTGATGGGGACGACATCTCCGTCACGGCGACGGGCGGCAATATCGGGCCGGCAAGCTTTGCCGTGCTTCGCGATACGGCCAATGACAAGCTTCTGGCGTGGATCGCGTTCGACACGGCCCAGACCGCAGGCACTGGCACGCCATTCCTGATCACGTGGAATGCGTCCGGCATTATCACGTGGACCTACACCTAAATGGTAAGCGTCACTCACGCCACAGTCGCAGCCGGCACCGACGCAGGCAATGGCGAGATCGGCAAGGCGGAGTGGAACGCGGCACATACCCTTTCGCAGGCCACTGCAACTATTCTTGGCCGTGTCACTGCCGGAACAGGCGCAACGGAGGAACTGAACGCGTCGCAGGTGCGGACGCTTGCGGACGTTTATTCCGTGGCAGGGTCCGATGCTGCTGACGCGGCCTGGTATGCCGCTGCGGTTGCGGCTTCAGGGGATGTAACGGCTGGCTCCGCATTTGGCACAGACAACAGAATCATTCGTTCGGACGGGACGGGCAAAGGCGTCCAAACGTCGATTGTTTACCTCAATGACACGGGTGACATCTACGGCGCTGCAAGCCTTACCGCGAACTATGTTGGCACTCTGCTTATCGGGCTGACGGACACCGGCGCAGACAACACGGGGCTGTTTCAACTCGGATCGAACCTGACTGCCAACCGCACCTATACCTTGGTCGTTCCGGATGGTGATTATTCGTACACATTCCCGGCTGCAAACGCTGCTTTTGCCTCGCTCAACACCGAGGACCAGACCGCGACCGGCGGATGCCGCGTCACGCCGAAAAGTCTTGGGAATCTGTCCGGGGCCACGATCAGCATAGATCCAGGCGACAGGAGCATCCAGTCCATATCCAACAATGGGGCCGGAACGATCCAGCCATCCGCCTTTACCGGGCATGGCACGTTCGAGGTCATCAATACGACAGGAGCCGGGGCCGTTACGACATCGTCGTGGACCCTAGTGGACGGCAGCTTCGACACGACCACGACAAGCAAGTTTCTCTGCACCTATGTCATCACGTCGAACATAAGCGTTCTCAGCATTTTGAAGGCGGCCTGATATGGCTAAACTCGCGATCGTCCGCAAAGAAGATAGCGCCGTCATTGGTGTCCTTCCCCGCCCGGAAGGAGAGCGTGAAATCCGTGCCCAGTACAGCTTTCCAAACGGCGTCCGCATCTCACCACTCGTGATCGGATGGAGTGATGACGAATATGCCGTCCTCGACGTGATCGAATTCACGCTCCCGGATGGAAAACAGAAGATCGGGTCTGCGAGTTACGAAGTCTCGAACGATGTCGTTGTCGAGACGTTTCAGGTTGAGGATGTCCCGCCGCCGGACAGGGTGACGGCGCGCCAGTTCAAGCTCAAGCTTCTCAGCCTTCCGGCCATAGGAGGCGGTCAAACGCTTCTGGATGACGTGGAGGCGTGGATTTCAACGCAGTCCCGCGCCGTGCAGGTGGCATTCCAGAACAGCGGGACATTCGTTCGCACCGAGCCGATGATGCAATCCGGGTTTGGAGCTCTTGGCTTCAGCGAAGCTGCGATCGATGCGTTCTTCACGGAAGCGAGTGCCCTTTAGTGCTCATTTCGCCAGCGCCGTTCTTTGTGGCGCAAAAGGCATTGGTCGTTTACGGCGGCGCGGCTGAAAACGACACGAATTCAAGCAGCTATTCGTTCACGTCTCATCCCATAGGCGCGGCGTCGGCTGACAGATATGTCATAGTCGCGGTTCAGGCTCGCGATCTGTTTGGCGGGCGCGTCAACAGCGTGACGGTTGCCGGTACGGCTTGCACGAAGGTAGTGGAGGAAAACCAGAGTAGCGGCCACGTCCAGATATGGATCACCAATTCGGCCATCACGACCGGAACGACAGCGACCGTCGCTATTGGCGCAAGTGGAACACTCATATGTTGCGGCATCAATACCTACGCCGCGACAAAACTCCTGTCCACGACACCAACCAGCACGGCGCACAATGCGACTGACGCTTCGGCGTTGTCCTTGACTGTATCGACTGGCGGTTTCGTGGTCGGGTGTAGCTGCCAAGCAGCCGGCGCAACCTGCACCGTGACGGGTGCAACTGAGGATTCAGACAGGCAAATCAGGTCGAGCGGTCTTAACGGGTGCGCGGCGCACGGCACGGCGGCATCCGTGACGTTCGATTGGACATCATCATCAAATGTGAGGTCCTGCGCAGCCTCTTGGCGATAGGCGGCTGATATGGCGGGCATCTTTGACACCGGTATATTCGATACCGGTATATTCGATCATGATCCCGGCGTTGAAATCAGCGTTCCGGCTGCCGCAGTCATCGTCACGGCCCATGCGCCATCCGTATCGTCCGGAGCATCGGTTCAGGTTCCATATGCGCTGGTTGCCGTCACGGCAGAGGCACCGACCGTTCTGTCGGGCGCGGCAGTGGCCGTTCCTGTGGTCAATGTCGCGGTATCGGGCCAAGCGCCTGCGGTATCGTCGGGAGGGTCTGTCTATCCGCCCGTTGCAAGTGTTGCGGTTGCGGCCTCCGCACCATCGGTAAGCGGCGGCGCGTCCGTTTCAGTGCCTGTGGCAGAGGTCGCAGTCGCGGCCCATGCCCCAACAGTCAAAAGCGGTGGGTCGGTTCAGGTCCCAACGGCGGGGATAAGTGTACAGGCCCATGCGCCTGCCGTCCTTGCGGGTATCGTCACGATCAACGTGCCCGCGGCCTCCATATCGGTCACGGCCCATGCGCCATCCGTATCGTCCGGCGCAACTGTCCAGGTCCCGACCGCCAATATCAGTGTGAACGCATTCCCGCCGGCCATCGGGTTGAACGACAATGACGGGTTGCGGGCCTTCACCGGGTTTCATCAGAACCTCGGCAGGATGATGAACAGGCGAGGTTAGATGCCCGCAATAACTGAGTCCCGCTATCTGGTTCAGGCGGGCTGGAACGATGTTCCTCATTTGGACGAAAAGACGAAGAAGGAGCTGCTGGAATCAACGCCGCCGCATTTGCGGGAGGCGCGCAGCAAGGGCATTCCGTCGCTCGGGTCTGGCGCGATCTATCCCGTTCCCTTGTCTGCGATCGAAATCCAGCCATTCCAGATACCTCCGTTCTGGCCACGTGCCTACGCCCTTGACGTGGGCTGGAACAGGACAGCGGCGTTGTGGGGTGCATGGGATCCGTCAGACTGGTCTCTCTACCTCTACGCGGAACACTATCAAGGGCAGGCCGTAGCCTCGATCCATGCCGATGCGATCAAGGCGCGGGGCGAATGGATACGCGGCGTCATCGACCCTGCGGCAAACAACAGATCACAGAGAGACGGGGAGCGTTTGATGGCGGATTACGTTGCCCACGGTCTCCATTTGACGCCTGCGGATAACGCGGTCGAGGCCGGTCTCTACAAGACATGGCAGTTGCTGGCGACGGGACGCCTCAAGGTGTTTTCCACGCTGGCGAACTGGAAAGCCGAATATGCGCTCTATCGCCGCGACGAAAACGGCAAGATTATCAAGGACTTCGACCATTTGATGGATGACACGCGATACCTTGTGATGAGCGGGCAGAAGGTCGCTTCGGTCAAGGCCCCGACCGTGATCAATGATGCCTATCTTCCCGTTGGCGATTCCGTGGCGGGCTATTGATGGACGCTCCCGTCAATCCTGAAACCCAGCGCCGCCAGATGCGCGAACGGTTGCAGGGCATCATCGGCAGGCTTGAAGCCGAGGCGACCAAGCGCGTCGGCAAGAAGGCCATGATCGAGAAGCGATGGATCGAGGACCTGCTTCAGTATCATGGGCAGTACGATGCCGATACGGCAAAGAAGCTGAAAGACGCCGAACTCTCCCAACTGTTCATCAACGAGACGCAGCCCAAGACGGACGCCATGTCGGCCCGCCTCATGGATCTTCTGTTTCCGACCGATGACAAGAACTGGGGCATTCAGCCAACACCCGTTCCGTCGCTGACGGATGCTGCGGGCGAAGCATCGGCCAAGAAGCAGGAACTGCAACAGCAGATGTCCGCCGAGGCCGCGATGCAGGGCGCACCATCGCCCGAGACCATGCAGCAGGCCGATTTTGTCGAACAGGCATCGAAGGCCCTTGAGGACCAGATAGCGGAGGCCAAGCGCCGCGCCGATCTGATGGCCGAGGAAATTGACGACCAGTTGAAGCAGAGCCTGTACCAGGCCGTGATGCGCGACGTGATCGATTGCGCCGCGAAGCTTGGCGTTGGCATCGCCAAGGGACCGGTCACTGGCGACAGGATACGGAAGGGCTGGAAGAAGAACGAAGCAGGCGAATACCAGCTTCAGATGTCCGAGGGCGATCAGCCATCCATGCGGTTTGTCGACCCATGGGCGTTCTTCCCGGATATGGATGCCAGTTCGATAGATGACGGAGAGGGCAACTTCGAACGTCACCTGATGAACAAGAAGAAGCTGCGGGCGCTGTCAAACCTTCCCGGCTTCGACAAGGACGCCATTCGAACGCTGATCAAGGCCAAGCCGAGGGAGACGGCGCCGTCGTATCTTGCCGATCTGCGCAACATCAATGGCGACAACCAACAGGTCACGGGCGATCTTTACCATGTGTGGGAATATTCGGGCTGTCTCGATTATGAGGACATGCGCGACCTTGCCCTCGTCATGGCGACCAACTCGACGGACGATCAGGCCAAGGAATCCTATCTCGCCACCTATGACGATCTGGAAGGCATCGACCCACTGACCGAAGTCAATGCGGTGGTGTGGTTCTGTCAGGACGAAATCCTGAAGTTCTCGATCTACCCCTATGATTCCGGGGAGTCGCTCTATTCCGTGTTCTGCCTTGCGCGCGACGAAGCATCTATCTTCGGATATGGCATTCCGTCGATCATGCGCGATCCGCAGCGCTCGTTGAATTCGGCATGGCGCGCCATGATGGACAATGCCGGCCTTTCGGCAGGTCCGCAGATCGTCATGGACACCAAGGCCATCGAACCGGCGGACGGAAGCTGGAAGATCAGGCCCCGCAAGATCTGGAAGGTCAAGGACGGCATTCCGAAGGATGCAAGGCCGTTCGAGGTCTTCAATATCCCGACCATGCAGGGTGAGCTTGCGGCCATCGTGGACCTGTCCATGCGATTCATCGACATGATGACGCAGATGCCGCAGATCACGCAAGGAGAGCAGGGCACCAACGTCACCAAGACGGCGCAGGGCATGGCGATCCTGATGAATTCGGCCAATGTCGGCTTCCGGCGCATCGTCAAGGAATTTGACGACAGCATGACCACGCCGAACATCCGCCGGTTCTACGACTGGAACATGCAGCACAATCCGAAGGAAGAGATCAAGGGCGACTATGACGTGGATGCCCGCGGTTCTTCAGTCCTTCTCGTCAGGGAAATGCAGGCCAACAACCTGATGATCCTCGCCTTGCAGCTTGGCGGGCACCCCGTCTACGGCCCGATGATGAAGAACAGGGACATGCTCAAGAAGGTGTTCCAGGCCCACATGATCCCGGTCGATGAGGTTCTTCTCACTCAGGAAGAGATCGATGCCGCCATGGCCCGTGCAGAGGCGCAGGCACAGGAGGCGATGGCTGCGCAGGCTCCGGTCGCGGATGATCCGGCCATCAAGCAGCGCGAACTCGACCTGAAGGAAGCGGAGATCGATTCCAAGGTTGAGATCGCCAACATGCAGGCCGATACGGCTCGTGTCGTGGCGCAATTCAACCGCGACACACAGATGATGATCTTCGCTGAGAAGATGAACATGTCGCTGGATGAGATCGAGGCAAAACTCGCCACGAAGCGCATGGAAATCGACCACAAGGAACGCGTCGTCGCCGCTGAGGCTGCCATTACGGAACAGCGCGGACCCAATGCGACGAGCGGTGGCGGTCTGTTCTGATGGCGATCGACGCCAACAGCCGTGTTTGGCAGAACATCGCCGACCACATCAATGCTGAAATTCAGGCGACCCAGAAATCCCTCGAAGTGAAGGGGCTGGACATCGCCGCTACGGAATTCGAACGGGGCCGCATAAAGGCTTTGAGGGAAATCCTCGACCTTGCCGCCCCTTCGGATGCCACCCCCGCATTCGATCCGCTCATCATCTAGAGCCGGTCAATTCGGGTATCCGGGCCGCCAAGGCCGCCCACAACCCAGAGGAACCAATGAGCGATCAAGCGCCTGAAAAGGACGTAACCCTTACCGATGCCGAAAATCCGGACACAGAAGACGATTCGTCGGCTCTGTGGGCGGAAATGAAGGAAGCCGAAGCAAACTCCGACAAGCCGTCAGATGACCGCGATCAGGAGGATGCGGGCACCGATGACGAGGAAATGCCCGCTCAAGGAGCCGGCGATGAAACCCCCGACATCTGGGCTGCGGCTCCCGAAAACCTCCGTGCCGAATACGAAGCCTTGCAGGCCGAAAAGGCCAAGCTCGAGCAACAGGCGCGATCGGCGAATGGAAGGCTTGCGGCCCGCACGCGCAAGATCAACGAACTGAAGGCGCAAGCCGCAAAGTCTGCAAGTCAGGCGGCCATCGACACCTCTCAGTTGCGGTCCCTTGAGACAGATTACCCTGAAATTGCACAACCGCTGAATTCGACCGTGAACGCGATCAACAGCAGGCTTGAAAGCATTGAAGCTGACAAGGAAAGCCGCCGAAAGGCCGCTGAAACCGAGCTTCAGACCCTCATCCAGGAGGAATCAAGCAGGCTGGAAGAAGCCATCCCGGACTGGCTGGACTTCCTGAAGGCCAATGGAAGCGCCTACCGCCAGTGGATCGAGGATCAGCCAAAGCACATCCGTGATGCCAACGAGCGAAACGCCAACGAGATCACCGATGCTGACGCGGCCATAGAGGTCATTACAGCGTTCAAGCAGTTTCTGGAGCCCCCGGCTCAACCCCAAACCCAGAACCCAACGCCTAACCCGAACGATCGACGCAAGCGCCAGCTTGCGGGCAGCAGTTCCCCATCGTCCTCGCCTCGCGGCGCTGTCGTTTCCGGCATTCCGGAAGATGGCGACCCGGAAGCACTATGGGCGATGTTCAAGGAACAGGATCGCCGGCAGGCATCCCGATAGGAACCCCTGAAAATGGTAACGACTTCAACCAGCCCTGGGATTTCCCAGCGCACAAACGTTTATGCCGAGCGCCAGATGCTCAAGCATGCCGGCCCCGTCCGCGTGCTGGAAAAGACCGGCCCGCTCACCAAGACGATGCCGAAGAACAAGTCCACGACGATCAAGTTTCGTCGGCCTGTTCCGTTCGAGGCGGCAACGACCCCGCTTCAGGAAGGTGTCACGCCTTCGCCGAACGGCTTCCGCTACGAAGATGTCACCGCCAATCTTGAACAGTATGGCGATGTCAGCGTGGTCACCGATGTCATCGAGGACACCCATGAAGATCCTGTTCTTCAGGACATGGCGGTCCAGCATGGCGAGAACATCGGCCGCACCATGGAGGCGCTGGACTATGCCGTTGTTCGCGGCGGCACCAACGTCTTTTATGCGAACGGATCGCAGCGCACCGACGTGAACACGCCCGTGTCGCTGTCCAAACTGCGCGCCGTGTCCCGCGGTCTCAAGGCCCAGAAGGCCATGAAGATCACGCAGAAGCTGGATTCCGGTCCGGACTATGCAACGTTCCCCATTGAGGGCTCGTATGTGATCGTGGGCCATACCGATCTGGAATCGGACATCCGCAACCTTCCCGGCTTCAAGAACGTCGCTGAATATGCTTCGCGCAAGGCCATCTCCGAATACGAGATCGGCTCCTGTGAAGACTTCCGCTTCATTCTGTCGCCTGACCTTGATCCGTTTGCCGATGGCGGCGGGGCCAAGGGCACGATGGTTTCGACCACGGGCACGTCTGCCGATGTCTACCCAATGCTGGCATTCGGCAAGGAAGCATGGGGCCAGGTCGCGCTTCGCGGTCAGGGCGCCATCGCCGCGTCGATCATCCCGGTCGGACAGAAGACCAAGGACGATCCTCTGGCACAGCGCGGCTATGTCGGCTGGAAGGGCTGGCACTGCGCCGTCATCCTGAATCAGCTCTGGATGGCCCGCCTTGAAGTGGCTTGCACCGCCCTCTGATCCTCATGACGGCGGCGCTACCGCCGTCTCCCCCTCTTTTTGAATGAAAGGATGATCCCATGAAGGATCAGATCAAGACCGGGATTCTCGTCGGCAACGGCGCGGCCCAGAACATCGAACTTGGCTGGATTCCGGAACATGTCCAGCTTTACAACTGCACCGATGGCGACCTTATCACGACCGCGTTTCTGGCGTGGGTGGTTCCGTTCTCGGGTGGCGGCACCACGGAAATCACCGCTGGCGCTACCATTCGCGGTGCAACCTCCGGCGCGACGGCTGTCGTGAAGGAGGTGCTGCTTTATTCCGGCACATGGGCAGGCGGCGATGCTGCGGGCTTCATGGTGCTGGTCGAAGGCAGTCTTTCAGGAACGTTCGGCTCGGAGAACGTCTACATCACGTCCGACACGACCAGCGGCACCGACGACGCCACTGTCACGGTCAATGTGGTGCACAACGTTGCCATTGCCGCCGCCGCTGCTGGTGCAACGGGCAATTCGGCCATCTCTCGCTACGAGGGTGTCGCCGGTTCCGCATCGAAGGGCTTCACCATCGGCTCGACCATCGCGGAAGAAGCCAAGCTGCTGCGCTATATCGCGTTTCGCGGCGAATAAGGGGAGGGTGCAATGACCCTCTTTTCTTCCGACGCGGCCAATTTCGCCAAACGTGCGCGAAACGGGTCGTTGAAGGATCTCGGGGAGCTTCTCGACAAGCTCGTCGGGTCCTTCTATTCGGCGCGAACCGTCACGCTGACTTCGGCAACCACCATCACGCCAGAACTGCATGAGGGCAAAACCCTCCTGCTTGGCGAGGTCGGTGGCGATGCCGCATTGGCCGTGACGCTTCCCGCCGCAACCGGGTCCGGGGCGATCTACAAGTTCATCGTCTCGGTTGTGAACACGTCCGGCTACACCATCAACAAGGCCGGAACTGACGTGTTCAAGGGTTCCATCATCTCGCTCGACAACGATTCCAATGCTGCGACCGCCTATGCGGCATCTGCTGCGGGCGATGATGTCCTGACCCTCAATGGAACCACGACCGGCGGGCAGATCGGTGACTGCGTGATCTTCGAGGATGTCCTTTCGGGCATCTGGTCGGTTCGCGGTCAGGTCGTTGTCCCTGCCGGCTCCAACGTGGCCGATCCGTTCTCGTAACGGACAAGCGCGGGCGCTTCGTGCGCCCGTCGCTCTCTTTCCGATCAATCTGGAAACACAGATCATGAAGATCAAGATCAATGAGGCCACTGCATCGCAGTTGGCAGAGTTTGCGTCTGTCCGCTTCGGACTTGATGTCAATCATCGCATGGGTGCGGACGCCATTCGCGCAAAGCTGTCAATGACGGGCTTTGCCGGCGATGAAATCGAGGTGAAAGACCCCGAGCCTGTCGCTGAAACCGTCAAGGCGGCCGGCGCTGTGGCACGCAAGCTCATTCCAATCCTCATTCCAACCCAGAACGAACCGGGCGGCAAAGACCCCGTGGTCGTGGGCGTCAATGGCGTCGTGGCGCGCATCAAGCGCGGCGTCGTGGTCGAAGTGCCGGAAGAATACGTCCATGCGCTACAGAACGCGCAGCGTGTCCAGTTCGACAAGGACGAGAACGGCAGGCCGATCAACCCGATCATGGTCCCGACGCACCCCTTCTCGATAATGTCGGCGGCTGCCTGACGTGAGCACGTTCCTCCAACTCTGTCAGGATACTGTTCAGGAGTCCGGCACGGTACAGGGCGCAAACCGTCCCTCTGCCGTGACGGGCCAGAACGGTCGTCTGGCCGATTTCGTTCGATGGGTCAAGGATGCCTGGATAGACATCCAGAACCAGCGCACGACATGGCTTTGGCTTCAGTCGGAGTTCGAGGGTGGGATCACGTCGGCTGCATCGCGCTATGATGCAGTTGCAGATTTCGGACTGACCCGATGGGCGGAATGGAAGACGCACGACAAGGATGGCTATGAAGCCGTCTCGATATTCAAGACATCGATCGGCGCGACTGACGAACGGCGCCTGATCTGGCGTCCGTGGGACGAATTCAACCGCACGCTGCTGCTTGGTGCAAACCGGACCAGAGTTGACCGCCCGTCGCATTATACCGTCGATACGTCCGGGAAACTGACATTCTGGCCCGCGCCGGATGCCAGTTACACGGTGCGCGGCACCTATGGGAAGGCCCCGCAGGTACTGGCGGCAAATGGCGATACGCCGGAAATGCCGTCACGGTTCCACAAGCTTATCGTCTACCGCGCCCTGTTGATCGGATCGCGCTACGACGAAGCGCTCAATCAATATCCGCTCTGGCTCATGGAGGATCGCAAGCGCCTGTCAGAACTGGAGCGCGATCAACTCCCCGCCATAGAGCTTTCAGGACCCTTGGCCTGAAATGCCGCAACTCACGTCGACCATACCCCTACAGGGCGGGCTTGATCTGATCACGCCACCTGTCCAGATCCCCGCGGGGAAAGCAATCGGATGCGGCAATTACGAATCCGATGTCAAGGGCTACAGGCGCATTGGCGGGTTCGAGCGCTTTGACGGACGCCCAAAGCCATCAGATGCGTCTTATTGGGTTCTGAACTTCGACTCCGGAACCGTCGCGATCGCAGCGGGCGAAGTGGTCAGCGGGGCTACGAGTTCGGCGGCAGGCATTGCGCTTGTCGATGCTGTCGTGACGAGCGGGACATATGGCGGCGGCAATGCTGCGGGCTATCTCGTGCTTTATGGCGTCGTTGGCACCTTTGCCGACAACGAGAACCTGCAAGTCTCGGCTGCGACCCGCATGGTTGCCAATGGCACCGCGAATGAGGGCGGGGCAGACACCGACGAGAACAACACGACATGGAAGCAGGCATCTGTTGCCGCGACACGTGTTCCCATCACGACAGTTCCCGGATCAGGTCCGGTCCGCGGTATCGTGACCTTCAATGGCGATGTCTTTGCCTTTCGCGACAATGCCGGGGCAACGGCAGGTGGCATGTATCAGGCCACTGCATCGGGCTGGTCTGCCATCACGTTCGGCTCAATACTGAAGTTCGATGCGGGCTCTGCGGCCTTCAACGAGGGCGCAACGCTTACCGGCGGCACTTCGGCGGCAACGGCCACCATCAAGCGCGTGGTGCGCTCTGGCGGGCTGTATGGCAGCAGCAATGCAACTGGCTATCTGGTCCTGACGGGAATAAGCGGCACATTCCAGAACAATGAGGCACTGACCGACAACGGAACGGCGGCGGGCGCGGCAACATCGGACGGAACCGTATCGGCTGTCACTCTCCCGGCGGGCGGGCACTACGAGTTCACGCAGCACAATTTTTACGGCGCCTCCAATCTTGCCCGTGTCTATGGCTGCAACGGCGTCGGCCGCGCCTTTGAGTTTGACGGTACGACGCTTGTCCCGATCTATACCGGTCTTGCTGACGATAAGGATAAGCCGGTCCACATCGCGGAGTTCCAGAACCATCTGATGCTGTCCGTTGCGGGTGGCTCTGTGCTGTTCTCATCGACTGGCGATCCACTCAACTTCGAGGTTACGACCGGGGCGGGGGAAATCGGCTTCGGACAGGACGTGACCGGGCTTCAGGAGGCTGCTTCAAGCGCTCTTGTGATCGGTGGGGCGCACCGCGTGTCGATCCTGACCGGCACAAGCAGCCAGGACTTCGTTCTAGCCCCTCTCGCAGACGATTCAGGCGTCTTTGAATGGACGCTGCAATATATCAGCGCACCGCTTTACATGGACACTGGCGGCGTCCGCAAGATGACCACGACGCAGGCCTTCGGCGGCTTTCGCGTCGGAACCATCACACAGGCCATTGAGCCGCTTCTCGACTACAAGCGATCGAAGGGGATTGTACCCGTCTCATCCATCCGGGTGAGGGCAAGGGACCAGTACCGGCTGTTCTTCTCCGATGGCACGGGTGTTTCGATCTATCTGGGTCGGAAAGACCCTGAAATCATGCTGTTTGACCTGCCTATTCAGGCGTTCTGCGCCTATTGCGGCGAGGATTCGATGGGCCGCGAGATGCTGCTTGTCGGGGCCGATGACGGCTATGTCTACGAGTTCGACAAGGGCACCAGCTTTGACGGCGAATCCATAGAGGCGTGGATACGGTTCGCCTTCAATTCCATCGGGTCCCCGATGCAGAAAAAGCGCTGGCACAAGGCCACGCTGATGATTGATGGCAACGTGACGACACAGATCAGTCTCACGTCCGAAACGTCCTATGCCAATCCATATCATCCATCCGGCGTCGAGCAATTGTTCACAGTCGAGGGCGGCGGCGGCTTCTGGAATGAAGCGAACTGGAACGAATTCTACTGGTCGACGCAATATCACGGCGAGGCAGAGGCCTATCTCGAAGGCATCGGAGAAAACATCTCCATCGTGATCATGTCCGATTCAACGCATGAGGCACCCCACTCCATGTCCACAATGACGTTGCATTTCAGCTATCGGGGTATGAGGAAATGACGGTCACGAATCCGTATTACGAGGCCGTCGCCTTTGCGCGTCGCGTGCTTGCGAGAGCTGAACAGGTCAGCGAGGAATTCGCCTCTGTCCAGACCGGATTTGACAACGTCAAGGATGCAATTGACGGCGTGGCGCAGGATCTTGCGAGCGCCACGCTCGATCCGGCAACCACGATGGCAAGCCAGGCCGAGGCCGAGGCGGGCGTCAACAATGGCAAGTGGATGTCATCGCTTCGTGTGGCGCAGGCCATACAGGCGCAACCCAACACCAATCTGGACAATCGTATTGCTGCCCTTGAGGCGGGGTTTGTCGCCGGGTCGCCGGTCAGCGCGGTAGCGGCAAATGTCATTTTCAACAACCTCGACTGCGAGGAGGCGCTGTTTCAGTTCGACGGCGTATCGCACAACAATGGCACCGCTACATCGCTGCGCATGTTTTACAGCGTTGACAATGGATCGAACTGGTCAAGCAGCTCCGCAACCCTCACCGCCTCCATAGTCGCGGGCCTGTCTGCATCTGGAACCTACGTCATCACCGGGTTGCGTCAGGGGAAAGGCCTTCTACTTGGCGGCACCTTGAGCACGTCAGGGACGTATCCGGGCTTTATACCGGGTAACACAAACCCGGTAACCGGATTTTCCGCAGGTGCGCAGATCAACGCCTTCAAATTCGAATGGGCTGCCGGATCGGGTGATGCCGGCACCATAACCCCGTCTTACAAAGGGTAACAGGCAATGGTTTCAACGACGCCGAATTTTGCCAAGGGCCTGTTTGGCAACGCTGCCCCGAAGCCGAAGACCATTGGCGGTAAGCCGATCGAGACGGAGGCGCAGATTGCCAGTGCGACCGGAACCAAGACCGGCCCATATGGCATTCCGCCGCCACAGACGAGCACCGGGCTTCCAAGCAAGACAGGGGATATGATCTTTCCCGGCGGCTCGCGCACCACTGCGTCCGTCGATAAGGTCAAGAAGCCGAACCTGCTTGAGTTCATGAACGTCACGGGCGCCAGCCAGAAGCAGGCGCAGGACGCGCTTCGCTATGGCATCTGGCAGAACTACACCCCGGAGGGCGGGTGGGGCCAGAAGGACGTTTCCTACTACCAGCAGGCGCAATCATCGGGCCAGTGGACGCCGAGCGACGGCAAGGATTTCAAGTTCAAGTGGAACGAATATGACCAGCCCGGCGCGGTCCTCCCTTATTATCGCAAGTGGGATGACAACGACTATACCAACTCGTCTTTTCTGGTCCTTTCAGGAGGTGGTGGCAAGGGAGTTGGTGGCGGCGTCATTCCGGCAGGGTTCACAAAAGAGCAGTTTTATCAGGAAGCGCGCGGCCTTGGTGTCAGCGATGCCGGTCTTGATGCCTTTGCACAGCGATTTGGAGCGCCGACGTTCCGCACCCTCGATTGGGACAGAATGGTGAAGGGGAGCCGTATTAACGGCGTGAACGCGTCCGGGACGCTCTCTTATGTCGGGTCTGGGAAAGAGGGTAACTATCGCTTCAATCCCGGCACGCTCCCCGGTGATTATGCCGTGCGCGGCAATGAAGTCCCCTACATCGTCAAGAGTGATGGAACGCAGGTTCCGCTCTATCAGGTCGAGGGCAGCTCTTACTACGGCATGACGCCGGAAGATTTCGAGGACCGCAAGAAGAACAATGCGAAACTTGGCGGCCTGATGATGGCCGCGATGGGCAAGGGCGGATTTGGCGGCGGTGGTGGCGGGGTTCCGACGGCCTACGACCTCATGACGCGGTATTCGGAGAAAGACAATCCGCTCATGGCTCAGGCCCGTGGGCAGGCCATGCAGATTTCCAACTCGCGCGGGCTGCTCAATTCCTCCATTGCCACGCAGGCGGGCGAGGAAGCAGCTCTCGGCGCCGTGCTGCCCCTGGCGTCTCAGGACGCGGACAACGCGGCACAGAAAGAACGCCTTGGCATGCAGCTGTCCACGCAGGAGCGCATTGCTCTTGCGCAGATCGGATCGCAGGAGCGCCTTGCCAATCTCGACATTGCGTCCCGTGAACGCATGCAGGGCAACGAGATCAGCTATCAGACCGGCGAGCGCGCCCTTGATCGCAGCCTTCAGGAGCAGCTTGCCGAATGGAACCTCAGTTCATCGGACAGGGATTCAGCCGCGCGTTCCGTGATCAGCATGGAACAGCTCTACAATCAGCAATATGCGAACATCATGGCGAATACCAATCTGTCCGCCGATGACAGGCAGGCGCAACTTACAGCGGCCAAGGCGCTAAGGGATCGGCAGTTGGACCTTATTCAGCAGCTCTACAGCATCAACCTCGACTGGGGACAGGCCGCTTGATCCGCAACGCGACGTTTTCGGACATCCCGCGTATCGTCCTGTTGCTCGAAGAATGTTTTGGTAGGACGCATTACGCCAAAAGCGGGCTTGGCGGCATCGATCGGCAAGAGGCCAAACGGCTTCTGACCACTGCGGTTCACCGGCACGGGCATAAGCAGGGCGGCGGCACGTTCATTCAGGTGTCCGAAACGGGCGGGGCTATCGAGGGCCTGATCGTCGGCACACTGGCGCGGGTCTACAGCATTGGCGACAGGCTGATGGCCACTGATTTGCTCTGGATCGCTTCGGATCGTGTTTCGCCCGCTGATCCATACAAACTGATGAAGAACATGATCGATTGGGCATGGTCATCGCCTGACGTGATCGAAGTCACATGCGGGACCACGGCGATCATACAGGACCCGGAAGCGGCTGGGCGAATGCTCGATAGACTTGGAATGAAGCGTTACGGCGTCATCTGGCGCGGTGAAAGGACGACGGCATGAGCGGCATTGCGAGCGGCATCACTAAGGTCTTCACGACAGTTGGCAGCGCAGCAGCCCGTGTGGGCAGCGCAGTTGCTGGCGTTGGATCAAGCCTGTTCACGGCTGGGGCGTCGAGCGCTGGCATTGCGGGCGCGGCTGGCAGCGGTGGCGTTCTGGGCAACATCCTGACCGGGGCCATCAAGCAGGCTGGCATCGGCGCATTGCTTGGCGGCACCATTTCAGCGGCGACCGGAGGCAGTTTTGGCAAAGGCGCGATGTGGGGAGGCATTGCAGGCGCGGCGACAGGCGGCCTTGGCGGGCTTATGACGGCATCTGGCGCTCCGCAGGTCGTTGCGGCCCAGACACCGACCGGAGTGGCCCCTACTGGCAGTTCTGCCGTTCCTGCGGCCACGGCATCGACCAGCAATGGCCTCATGAGCTTCCTCAAGAGCGAAGGCGGCGGCGCATTGGCCGGCAATCTCATTGCGGGCGTTGGTCAGGGCCTTTCGGCCTACTCGCAGCAGAAAGCAATCGAGGATCAGCAGAAGAACCTTCAAAAGAGTTATAGCGTCGATCCATCGGCCTATGTCGAAGGGGGTCGATCCATGCAGGCGAACCGCCCCGATATGCCGACGGCTGATCAGGCATATACCAGGACCAGAAACCAGTACGACCCTGCCAAGGGCCGCATCGTGAAGGTGCCTGTCTGATGGCTGGCACGTCAGCAGCGGACGGCTACGGTCAAGCCGCAGCCAGCATGGGCGCTGCCGGTATTGGCGGCGTTGGAGGTACTGGAGCGAGCGGCAATCGCGGCAACAGTGGTGGCAAGGGCGGCGGTAAAGGAGGCGGTGGTGGTGGCCGTGCGGGTGGCGTTGGCTCACCCGGTGTCGGCGGTGGATTTGACGGCAATTCCAAAGGCACCTCAGCAGCCGAAGGGTATGGGCAGGCTGCGGAAAGCATGGGTGCCGCTGGCGTCGGCGGCGTGGGTGGAACAGGCGCAAGCGGCAATCGCGGTAGCGACAATGCAAGCTCTGGGGGCGGTGGCGGCGGCCGCGCGGGCGGCGTAGGCACTCCTGGCGTCGGCGGCGGTTTCGATGGTGCGACACAATCTGACAGGAATTCAGGCTACGCCGATATAGGTATGGCTGGAAGTGTCGGCTCCTATACGAATGCAATGGGCGGTCCCGGCGCGCTGGCGGCTGGGTCGACAGGGCTCTATAGCAGCGCCGTCAACGGAACCGGATTTGAGGCGGCCCTTGCTGCAAATGGCGCAAACGCCCGTCAAGCGGAAGTCCAGTCGCTCAAAGACATGGCGATGGAATCGCTTCTCGGGACCGTTCGCTCCGTGGAAGCGCATAAGAGGGACCCGTACAATTCCCTCGTCTACGGAGTGCGTAAGAATACCCCCACGCATGCCAACCTGACGGATATGACCATTGAAGAGGTCCAGCAATTCCAGAAAGGTATGATCCGCGCCGGTCACGCTTCAACAGCGGTTGGAGCCTATCAGACCAAAGCGAGCACCCTCGACTACGCCGTCAAGGCGCTTGGCCTCGACCCCAAGACCACGAAATTTGACGAAGCGACACAGGACTTGATCGGCAAGGCTCTGGTCGAAAACCGGGCGAGACAGGCAACAGTCAATGGCGTTATTGACCTGGACAAGTTCGCCGATCGGCTGACAAAGGAATGGGCAAGCCTTCCCGATGCTACGGGCAAGAGCGCATATGATGGTATTGCGGGGAACAAGGCTTCCAAGAGCGTTTCTCATGCAGGTCTGCGAGACTTGGCTGCCGGCATCATCAACGGGCAGGCAGTGCAGGGCGATTTCAACGTTGCCTCAAAGACCCCGGCAACCACAACAGCCGAGACCCCGAAATCAAACCTGAGCGCCGCCGCCAAGGAATATCAGTATGCGGGCGTCACAAAGGCCGCTGCGCCGACCGATGTCGCGAAATATGCCTACACATCGCGTTTCCGCGATATGTACATTTCTCCCCACTATACCCTTGAGCAGCAAGGGCTAACGCAGGATGACCTTGACAGGCAAACGCCCGAGGTAGACCGCGCGGACATAACGCCGGGACAAAAGGCAGAGGTTGGGGCTGCGCAGCAGAATGCAAGCGTCGGGCAGCCATCGGCATCTCAACAAGCCGCAGCCAATGCGCCCACGTCAAATACCGCCCCGGCCAATGCCCCGACAGGACAGCCGGCAAACCCGACAGTGACCGATACGCCAGCAACGCAGCCAGACGAAGCGACGACGGAACAGAAGCGCGGAACGGGCGCACAGGTCGTTGCTGGCGGGATAGATGTTCTTGCTGGCATGATACCCGGCATCGGCATCGGAGCGTCCGTGTTCAATGCCGGTGCGGCGCTGACGGGCAATCGGACCATTGGCGAGCGGCTGGTTGATGATTTTGCCAGCGGCGACAATCCGGGCGGTCCGGTCACGTCGCGCGAAGCCGATTCACTCCTTGAGCGTGAAACACAGACGCATGGCGGTTCGAAGGTAGACAGCACCGCCTCTGACGAAGCGGCACCTGCCAAGGACGTAGACAGGTTCGTTCGTCTCTACCTTCAGACGCCTACTGAAAAGTGGGGCCGAACGAAGGGATTGATGACGGCTTCTGCTTAAGGTTGATAAACGAGACCAGCCGGAACGTCATCGCCTTCGCACAGGAAAAAATACTGCACGATTGAATTTGCTTCGTCGCCGTTTGTCACAATGTGCAGCACATTCCCGGCGCTGTCAGACAGATTGAAATGACAGGGACGGGGGCCTGAATTTCGGCACGCTTCTACTTCTGGAAAACCAGCGTCGACGGCCCATTGCTCATCCTCTGCGGGATTCCCTTTATGCGCTGGCTTCCATCCTTCTTTCATAAGTTCGGCGCGCGCATTTTTGTAATCCATAGACAGGATTTGAGGCAAAGGGGAGGACTGGTCAGCGGAGCAGATGAATCGATCCGCTGCCATTGCCTGCATCGGCAAGAGCGCGGCAAGGGAAACTGCAAGAATTCTGATCATTGGTTCTCTCCTGCCCTACATGTAGTGCTACGATTGTGGCGGGAAAAGAGCGGACTACATGCCCGCGAGCACATATTTTGCGGCGCGGCCTATCAACCACATAACGACGGCAAAGAAGACACCGACGCCTGCGATGAATTTGGTGTCGCCGGTTTCCCCGAAAATAAAAACGAGAACGGCGGCGATGGCCAAAAGCCCTGCCGTGAGGCATCCGGCAACGTAGATAACAAAGCCTAAACGTTCCGCCATCTTCCCCATCCGATCCGTTGACGGATCAATCTACAAGAGGAATCCACCATGGAACAAGTACCGGGTGGCGCAATGCCGCGTGGGCCTATGTCTGCCGATCCCGGTATGGGGCAGCAGATGCCGCAAGAGATGCCTGAACAGGGCGATGGTCCCATGTCTGGCAACATGGGGGGCGAACCAAATGCCGCAACGCCTGAAGAACAGCAGCAATATGATCAGATCGTCGCGAAATCCTACGACCTGATCTATGACAACAAGACCATGCCCGCGATTGTCGAGGCGCTGAAAGGCGAAGGCGATCCCGTCGAAGGACTTGCCCGCACCACGTCAGCCGTGATGCTGCGCGTTATCCAGAGTGGAATGCAGGCCAACGTTCCGATCAATGGCGAAGTGGCCTTCCATGCCGGAACGGAAGTATTCGAGGATCTTGCCGACCTGTCGCGCGAAGCGGGCATCAAGGACTATGCACAAGACCCGGACGCGCTTGAAAAGGCCTATTTCCTTGCGCTCGACTATTCCCGCCAAGCCTTCCAGGACGCCGGCATTCTCGACCCGGCTGCTGCTGATGCCGATCTTCAGGCGCTTCAGCAGATGGATCAGGATGGGCAACTCGAAAAACTCATGATGGGTCTGGCGGAACGGGATGCACAAGGCGGCGCGCCTCAATCTCGTGGCCTGATGACGGCAGGAGCGTAAGGACATGGCGGGATTTCTGGCTGCTATCGGCGGCGCAATGACAGGCCTCGGCACGGGGCTTGTGGAGAACGCACGAGCCAAGCGCGAAGCGGCACTCGAAAATATGCGTATGCAGATGCAGATGCAGCGCGATCAGGCGGATCGTGATTTCAGGGCTGGCGAGGGTGAAAAGGATCGATCCGCCAGAATGTCAGAGTCGGCGTCTGATCGGGAGTTCCGCATTCAGGAAGCCGAGAAACAACGCGCTTTTGACGCCGGGCAGTCTGACAAGCGTTATGAATATGAACGTGAGGGCCGCGGCGATCTGGTTCGACTGTCAGATGGCACCTATGGCGTCCGCGTAGGCGATACAGTGCGCCCGCTCAAGGGAGAGGATGGCGCTGTCCCGGAACTCAAGACGGAAAGCTGGCGCACGCTCACGGGCGAAGAAAAGACGGCGATGGGCCTCGATCCTTCGAAAGACCTGCAAATGGGTCCGGATGGGGAAATCAAGCAGATCGGCGGCAGCGGCACCACAGTCAACATAAACGACAAGGCCGAAGGCGCATTCAAAACGGAAATTGCCAAGAAGCAGGCCACAACCTTCGATGCCATGTCGACCGAGGGAATGAACGCTAGAGCCGACCTTGCCATCATCGGAGAGCTTGATGGGCTGTTGAAAGGGCAGGGCGGCGTCTTCACCGGCCTTGCTGGATGGGCCGCGGCCAAGGGCTTGACCCTAGGGAATGACCTCAGTGACCTTCAAGCGGCTCAGGCATTGATCAGCAAGCTTGTCCCGACCCAGAGGCAGGCTGGCAGTGGCACCATGTCCGATCGTGATGTCGAACTGTTCAAGTCGTCTCTCCCGAGCCTGTGGAACCAGCCGGGGGGCAATGAGAAGATCCTTCGAGTCATGAAAGGCATGGCCCTCTATAAGCAACAGCAGGGTGAAATCGCCGACAGGGTGATTGCCGACGAACTGTCACCACAGGATGCCCGCAAGGCGCTCAACGCGCTTCCAAACCCGCTGGCAGAGTTCTCGGACACGAAACGAGGCGGAGGATCAGGTCCCCAACCCGGAACAGTTGAAGACGGGTATCGCTTCAAGGGCGGCAATCCCGCCGATCCGAACAATTGGGAGGCTGTCAACTGATGGCTGGTCCATGGGAAAAGTATGGCGGCGGAACGGGCGGAGCCGACACTGCAACGCGAAAGCCATGGGAAAAGTACGGTTCTGGCAGTTCCCAGCCGTCTCACAGCGGGCAGTCTGTTCCTGAATTCGTTCCTGTAGGCGTTGAAGGCTATGACCCTGCCACTGGCGAAGTCTCGCAAGGCCGTCCGGGCGTAGCAGAGCAGCTTGGTCAATCGGGCGTCGCCACGGCTCAGAACTGGCTGGAATCGCTTCCGATTGTTGGGCCATCAGCAGAAGCAACAACGCGCGCCATAGCGGCCGGTGTTGTGGCGCCATTCTCGGAAAAGACCTTTCCGGAGGTCTACAACGAAATGGGCCAGATGAAGGACCAGGCTTCCGATGAAAACAGGGTTGCTGCAACGCTCGGCACGGTTGGCGGGGCTGTATCAGGAACAGCACCCTTTGTGGCAGCAGCGCCAGCAGCCTTTGGCGTTGGTGGCGGTTCGTTGCCTGCCAGAATGGCAGCTTCTGGTGCGTCAAGCGGTGCGCTTGCGTCGGCTGATACGGCGGCTCGGGGTGGCGATAACGAACAGATCGTTGAAAGCGGATTGCGTGGCCTTGGTGTAGGTGCTGTTACCCCTGCTGTTGCTGCCGCGGCCAAGTGGAGCCTTGAGAAGATCGGGGAGAAGCTGTCACCCACACTTCAGGCCATCCTGAGGCCGGATGAGGAAGCCGCGCGACGGGTCGGAACCGCAATGGCACGCGACAAGGCAGCAAATCCGGCGCAATTGATGGATTCTGCCGACGAGGCGGTCGCACGTGAAGCCGGGGTTCCGATCACCAACGTAGACAGGGGCGGCGAAACGACCAGAGCCCTTGCCCGGTCTGTCGCCAACCAATCTCCGGAAGTGCGCGCCGGCCTCCAGAACACCGCCGATGACCGCTTTGCCACGCAGGGAAATCGTGTCGTCAGTTTCGTTCGTCGCTTGGCTGGCGGGAATGTCGATGATCTTGCCATGCAGGAAGGCATTCGGGACGCGGCGCGCGTTGCGAACAAGCCGGCATATGACCGCGCATTTTCGAACCCGAATGCTCAAAAGGTGTTCACTCCGGAGCTTCAGGAACTGATGCAGTCGCCTTCCGTCCAGAAGGCGGCGCGCATGGCGACGAGCAGAAGCGCAAACCGTGGCGCGGTCGAGGGCTTCAAGGCAGTTCAAAATCCATTCCATCAAGCCGCCGATGGCACATTCAAGCTGCGTCAGACCGCAGATGGAAAGCTCGTCTCTCCGACCCTGCAATTCTGGGATCAGGTGAAGCGCAATCTTGATGGCGAGATAGGAAAGGCGGGACGGGCCGGCGACAGGACCATGCAGGCCGACCTTATGGGCCTCAAGACAAAGCTGGTCAACGCGCTGGACGCTGCCGTCCCGGAATACAGGGTAGCCCGTCAAGGCGCTGCCGCATTTTTTGGAGCGGAGGACGCGCTAGAAGCGGGCAAGAAGTTCGCCCGATCACCAAGGTCAATCCCGGAAGCAACCAAGGCATTCGAGAAATTCACAGAGGCCGACAAGGTGGCCTTCAAAACCGGGTTTGCCTCCGAGATCATCGATGGCGTGAAAGCGTCACCGGATCGCCGCAACGTCATTTCGACGGTGTTCAAATCGCAGGCTGCACGCGAACAGATGGAACTCGTGTTCGGCAAGACGAAGGCCCGCGAGATCGAAGCCTATGTTCGCGTTGAAGACTTGGCAGATAGGTTGAGGAACGCTCTAACCGGGACGACAACTGCACGCCAACTCATCGAGCTTGGTATCGGAACATCCCTCGGTGGGGCTGGTGGCTATGCGCTTGGTGGCGACATTCAAAGCGCGGCAAAAGGCGCCATCGTCGGGGCCGGAGTTGCCAGAGGCAAGCAATACCTTGCCGGCAAGGAAGGCGAAGTCATGCGCCGTGTTGGCGATATGCTTCTAAGCGACGACCCGGCTGTTCTCGACAAGATTGTGCGTCAAGCGGCCCTTAGCCCGAAATACATGCGCGCTCTTGTCAACCTCGACAAGCAGTTGGGAACGATCAGCCGCGCCGGGACGCTCGTCTCTACTCAGCCGAAAAGCCAGTAAAACAGCTCTATCGGCAATCTGAAGAAGCCAATGCTTTTGAGCCAAAGGGCAGATGGATAGACGATAGCCAGAGCTATCAGATAGCTCACCAGGTCCAAAAAGTTAGATCGCATCCCCGCTGAATATCACGGCGTTCGCGGTCGCGCCACTACCCCCAAACAACAATCCCCTCCCGAAAATCCGCCACCACGCCTGCCGTGAGCTTTGGCGCGAGATGAAAGGAATACCCATGAAAACCAGCCCCGCTGGTCGACAGGCCATTGCTCATCATGAGGGCAACAGGCTGAAAGCATATCCAGACCCGGCTACAGGGGGAGACCCTTGGACAATCGGCGTTGGCCATACGTCAGCCGCTGGCCCGCCCAAGGTCACGAAGGGCATGACGATCACGGCGGAGGAATCTGACGCGATCCTGACCCGCGATCTGGCGACCTTCGAACGCGCTGTTGAACGGGCCGTGAAGGTTCCAGTCACTCAGAACCAGTTCGACGCAATGGTGTCTCTGGCCTTCAACATTGGCGGCGGTAACTTTGCCAAGTCAACTCTGGTCAAGAAGCTGAACGCTGGTGATATTGCCAGCGCAGCCGATGCCTTCCTGTCTTGGAACAAGGCGGCGGGCAAGGTTATGAAGGGCCTTAAGACGCGGCGGGCGGCGGAACGCAAGCTGTTTCTCAGTGGCGGCTCTGCTCCTGTAGCCAAGCCAGAAGAACCGAAGAACGAACCCCGTTCCCAGCCCAACGAGTTCGACTCGATCCTGCACAATGGATCACGCAGCCAGTTTGTGAAAAGGCTGCAACAGAACCTGAACACGCTTGGATATGGCCCTGTCATGGTCGATGGCAGGTTTGGCGATCAGACCGAGACTGCCGTTGTCGCCTTCCAGCACGATAACGGTCTGGAGCCTGACGGATGGGCGGGGCCTCACACACTCGAAGCCATCGGCAAGGCCATCAAGGACCGTGAGACTGCGCCAAAGATCGCAGCGGCAAAGGACGTTGTGGACGATGCGGCAAGCAATGGCATTTCCAAGACGGAAGTGATCACGACTGTAACCGGCGTGGGCGGCGTTGCAACCGTCGTCAAGGAGACGGTGGACAGCGTGAAGGATGGCGCGAGCTCGCTGCTAAGCCTTGGTCCATGGATCCTGCTTGCTCTCGTGATCGCGGGCGGCGCTGCATTCGTGATCTGGGACCGTCGCAGGAAGCGTCTCGCTGCCAATGCGGCAAAGGCGGTGATGTGATGGGAGAGCTATTCACCACACTTCTCCTGCTACTCTCTGCCCACGCTCTGGCCGATTATCCGTTGCAAGGTGACTTCCTGGCAAAGGCAAAAAACCGGGCGAATCCCATCCCCGGTGTTCCTTGGTTTCACGGCCTCATTTCACACGCGGCAATTCATGGCGGCTTCGTCGGGGTGATAACCGGAAGCGTTTGGCTCGGCATCTCCGAATTCGTCGTACATTGCATCATCGATGATACAAAGTGCATGGGCCGGATTTCCTACAACACCGACCAGGCACTCCACGTGGCGTGCAAAGTGCTGTGGGTCGCCCTGATTATCGGGGGAGTATCCTGATGGATGAGGTCAGGCATTTAGCCAAGACATTCGCGATGTTTCTGCCGGTCTTTGTCGTAGCGACATTGCTCGCGGTGGCAGCACTCGCAATCGGTTTCATAGCAGGGATGATGTGGTGATGGAACGGACAGCTTGGTTTTGCCCTTCGTGTCAGAGGCATCATGCGCCGCACGTCGAGACGTGTCCGGGGCCTGTGGATGATCGCCCGCTTCCCGGCATCACTGTGCCGAAGGTTTATCCTACCACGCCCGCCGCGCCGTGGAACCCCCTAACTGGCGGCGCGCCATGGTGGACTCCGGACCCAACTACCGTGCCGTGGAATCCGAACTTACACCCACAAGTCACATGCGGTGACGTGCCCGCCCATGGAGCTGTGACCGTTCTCAGTGGGATTGCGACCACGAGGGCGAACTGATGTTCTCCTTCCTCAACCCCTACGTCATCGGCGGGTCAATCCTCGCTGCTGTTCTTCTCACCACGGGCGGATACGTCAAAGGCCGCATGGATGGGCGCGCGATCGAGCAGGCCGCCCTTGTCAAACAGATCAATCAGGAGAATACCGATGCGGGCAACGCTGCTGAGAAATGGCGTGCTGATTTCCGTCGCTGCATTGATGCTGGCGGGGTGTACGACTTCGAAACTGGCACCTGTGACAAGTGAAGGCCTTCGCTCTGTCGTTGGCACCGACTTGATCGGAGCCAAGGGCAAGACGCAGGCAGATCAGTTGAAGATCGATGCGACCGCTGCGGGCCTTTGCGGTGGCGGAATCTGGTCCAAGTCCGAGTGCGCCCGACATGGCCGCGAGAGCCGATCCTGATGGATTGGCTCGACTCTCTGATCGTCACAGGCGTTGCCTGCGCCATCCTCATCATCATCGAACTCTGGCTCTGGGATCACTAAGACGTGCCTGATGAAATCAACCAGATTGTTCGACGCCTCGATACGGTCGAGCGCAACACAACTGATCTCGCCAAGAGCGTGACCAACATCACGGAAGAACTCTCCGATTTAAGCAAGCCGCTGCGAGAACTTGAGGTGGATCGGGAAGTCCGAAAGGAACGCGACAAGAACCTCTATTCGCGTTTGGACCAGATCGAAACAAGCATTGAGAAGGTGCACAATCTTGGATGGTGGGTGCTCGGAACATTCGGCGCGTCAGCCATCGCGCTGATAGCCAATTTCATGTTCAAAGGCGGTTTCTATGTCCAATAGGATGATTTCACGCATCACGGCTTTTGCTCTTGTGATGTTCAAGACGTTTTGCAGCGCGATCATCCTCTTTGCCATGCTGTTCACCATCTGGGCCGTAGGGCCTGAAATCGAGACCCGCTATTTCCCCGTGGTGTCCAAGCTTACAATTCTTGATGCGCGCGCCGACCAAGATGGCAACACTGTCCTCGACGCGGAATTCACCAAGATCAGGAATTGCGAGTATCTGGGCCTCGCATGGTTTCGCGCTCTACCCGGTGGCATGGGGTTTGAGCGCGTACCAGTAGAAATCATGCGTCAGGAGAACGATACGTCCAGCCCAAACCGGCCTACAGGCACCCAGAGGGCAGGGCCTTGGATCGTACACATGACGCCGGATGATTTGAGGAACCGTAGCTTCTCCCGGCTGATGCATCGCTGTCACGGGCTATGGGTGACGACGACAGATTTCTTTCCGTAGACTCACCTATCTCCTTATGCCGCCGGGTGCCTTGATTGGGACCCGGCGGATTTTTTGCGTCTGTGAGGTAGTTCTTTGGCACGCCTCGGTTTCGCGTCTGTCTAACTCCGCATCGATCGCATCTCGGATGAAGGCGGCCATGCGGTTTGGTCCAGCAATCGCTTCAATACGTTCCCGTTGTTCATCGGTGAGCCTAACTTTCGTTTCTTTGACGTTCAACGGTGGTCGCCCCATACGAACGCCAATATCCGGCACCTGAAATTTTGTCAAAGTCATATAATTTCCGTACCCGCTTATTGACACCATAACCGTACCCGCTTATATAACAGGTGACGGTTATGGAGACAATGGAAATGGCAAATATCAAGCACTTCAACGGCGAGACGGAGCTGTTCGGTATCCGCGAACAAAATGGCAAGCTCGTCGGGTTCGCCTCGAAGTCGGACCTGTTCTTTGTCGAAGGAAGTGGATGGCAGGGCTTCACTGTTGTTGAACGTTCCGTCGAGCTTAAGTCAAATCCGTCACGTCATGAGTGTGATACGCGGTGTATGAATGCCACCGGGCGCATCATGAAGTGCGAATGCGCCTGCGGCGGCAAGAACCACGGTCGAGGCTTATTCATCTGCGAGGAGGCCGCGTGATGCGGAACCCGGAGAAATATTGGGACTACAAAGGGCCTCCTATACCAGAAGCCCAAGATCTGCCGCTTGAGTCATTCGATGGTGGAGAAGGTGAATTTGGATCGCTTTCGCCTGGTATGCGTCGTGCAATCTGGCGCGACGCAATTCACAGAGAAGCCAGAGAGCGCCAACTTCCGGAAGAAGTTGTAGCGCGCGTTCGCGTGGCAACGATAAGCGGCAGCCTAGCATCTCTTGATGAATACCTTGCGGAGTTCGAACGCAAGGATGCCTCTCTACCAGCAATCCCGGAAGATGCTGACAGGCTACTAAGAGCGAACCAATTACACCGTAAAGGCGAAGTTCAAATTTCATCTCGGGACGCGCTGTAGGAATCGAGATTCCCAGTGGGTTGCCTTCAAAGTGGATGGCGGCTTTGTGCATCTAGTCAGACCTAATGCGTGTTTAGTCAGACCTTTCCCGCCGTTCCACCATCGCAAGCCAAGCCTGTTTCAGGGCATCGATGGCCTCCTGCTTGGTCTCGCATCGGCCGCTATCTGACAGGTTCCAACCTTTGTAACGGCCGCTACCAGCCCATTGCCATTCAGTCCCACCTTGAGGCTTGAGCGTCCGGAAGACGCGGCCAATCTGCTGCCCTGTTTCGTCATACGCGACGAAATCAGCGGGTACGTCGGGCCATGTTCTGCGCCATTCGAGTTTCATGCGGGGTTAGGTGCTTCTAGCCTTGCTTCGGATCATGTAGCTCAATCTGTGCAGAAAGAGAGCGCACTAGTGGAATAACACACACCCGTTTTGCGCAGCCATCTCGAATGCTTTTCGCCAACAGGCATACTGTTCTCTAAACCACTCGTCGGAGAACGTGTCGGCCTTCGATTGGTGATCGGCGAAATCCTTCGCCAACTTGGCGCTGACGGTTGAGCCGATGACGCCTTCGCAGTCCGAAAACCGAATGAGCTCGGAGAATGGGCCGGTCGCTCCATCCCATACGGCGGCACAATAGCTAGGCCATTTCTTGCCATACTGTTCGTATTCTCCGAGTGGGTATCCAGCCAATTGTGCAAGTTCGTCCCGCCATCGGTTGTAGCTGCCGTAGCTACCGGCGGTGAACCCGTCCGAAGCCTCCGCTAGGTAAGCTGCTCCGTCGCAGATGTCGTCTGCTCTGCCTGGAAAATCCGGGTTGATGGTCGCAATGAAGTCATACTCGACCGGCTTCCGAGTAACCGGGTCTATCGGTTCTTGGTCGGTGTCGAGCACAACATCCAACTTCTTCATATTGCGGAATGCGGATATACCTAAACCCATCACGATTTCCTTCTCATCAAGGCACAGGCAGGCCCATTCGCGAGCCTGCCTGTTGTCGATTCATGCAACTTCGAACATCTCACCAACATTGACCGTAACGCCGGTGGTCAGCATCCCGTCATGTTCGCTCATGGATCGGATCTGGAAATCGAACTGTCCGTGTTCCATGTCCCATGCCTGGAAGCCGTTCGACGCGTTGCCGTCATTGTCGATCAGATCAGAGAAGAACGCCAGGTTGATGCTGTCCTGCTTGACCGTATCTGGTCCGTTGCCGGTTTCCAGAAACCGCAGATCGCCGTTCTTGTCGACCGCCACGAACACGTCGTTGCCGGCGTCGTAGTTGAACGTCAGCCATTCCTTGGCTGCGGTCGGGTTGATGTCGACCTGTATCTGAGCATTCGCAAACTCGGCAGTCTGGTCATAGATCGAATAGTCAACATTCCAGCTTGCGCGATCGGTTCGCGTTCCGCTGGCGCCATGAACGCCGTCCTGCTGATAGCCGCCGTCGACATTGTATTTGTCACCGCCTGCATCGGTCGGCGCGGCATCCTCGCCAGTCCGGTAATGCACCTTCATGCCGACCGCACCTTCAACCACGGGCTCTGGTAGCGGGACGCCGTAGAACGTGTGAAGGAACTTTTGGAACGTGGTCGGTTCGGTTACCGACTGACGCCCGTGCCATCCCTCTGCCGTGTTTCCAGAGCCGAAGAACGTATGTCCGTTTGCATCCTGCTCGTGATCGCTCAGGACGCCGTATGAAAGAACTTTCCTAGCCATTTGTCATTATCTCCATCCGGGCACATGCCCCGTCTACGCTCCGCTACGAGCGCAGGCGGCGCAGGTGCGGGTTAGGGGGCTTCGGACGCTAAAAAAGGTGCGGGTAAAGCCCGAAATTGTGTAAGGCTTTCAACGCGTAAAAGCGGTGTGATCCCGCACCTTGGTGCGGGGGTACGGATGCGTCCTGACATTGAAATCATTATGGATTTCCATCCTTGCTATTCACAATAACGGAGAGTTAACGCTATTTTTTGGAAGTCTTGATTTGCACGGGCTCCAGAGTATCAATCCCCGCACCTTGGGTTGGGTGAGGGTATAGCTTGTTCGCCGCGCGTTCCGCCAGCCGTGTTCTGTCGGCCTTTGCGGTATAGATTTCAGCGACCTTCGTCGATGCCCAGCCGAACATGGCTGTCAGCTCGAATGGCGTTGCTCCATTGTTTGCCGCCATTGTTGCACCTGCCTTGCGCAGACCATGCGCCGTGCACCTCTCCGGCAATCCGGCGATGTCGCACTGCTTGCGAAACCAGTATCCGAAGCTGATGTTTTTCCACGGGCGACCGCGCGTGTTGGTCAAGAATACCAGACCACCCGTTCTCGTCGCCTCGATCGATTGAGCCAGCGGCGGCAGAAGCGGCAAGACGATCTCGGCATTGTTTTTCCCCGCCCGGATGCTGATGGTCCCATTCTTCACGTGCTGGCGGCCTAGAACAATGGCGTCGCTGCGTCGAAGTCCGGTGTAGAGCATCAGATCCAGAGCAAGACGCGCCTGCGAGCCAACAGGGTGGGCTTTCTGATAGCGCTCCACTTCGTCATCGGTCCATGTGTGATAGCCATCAGTCTTTGGCTTTTTGAATGCCACGTTTTCAGCCGGGTTTTTTTCGATCCATCCATTATCGACAGCAAAGGCGAACAAGACGCGCAGGGTCTTGAGGTAATCCAGCGCGGCGAATGGCGACTTCTCTCGGTTGACAACACCTTCGCGAACATCGGCAGGGGTGATTTCGTGGACCATAAGATCGGCGCCGGTCTGACAAGCCGATTCGATCGAGAGGCGGTAATTGCGCTGCGTGTTCGGTCTCAGGGCGTTGAATCTGGGACTTTGAAAGAACCTGTCTGCTAGCCACCGAAGCGTGAGGACAGGGGCTTCCTTCTTGGCAGCGACAGGAAGTCCGGAAAGGGCCGCGTTATAGGCGTCATTGAACTCCTTGGAGCCAAACACACCAGGAAGCCTGATGCGCGCCTCCTTGCCGCGTCTGAAATACCACACGATTTTCCCGTGACGGGTTGTTTCCTTCTGAACGTATGGCTTTCGTGGGCGCGGCATGTTGATCATCAGAGATGACCCTTTCTCTTGCCGTCAACCTTCTCATCTTGCTGTGCAATGGGTGCGGGGATAAGTCGGATAACCACGCCATCGATCTTGACTTCTGCGATATGCCCCGCTGCTGCGGCTCCCTTGCAGAGAGCCGTCACCTGGTTCTGAGTGATGCGCAGAGGCTTGCTCATACAGGGCACCCTTCATCTACCCACGCCGACAAATCTCCCTTGTAGTGGAACCACTCCCCCTGCGCTCGAAGGTGCGCGAATTGCGAATGGAGGGTTTTCTCCAAGGCATGCCCGTCATGATCACTGATGGTGTGCAAGAGGGTTAGTTCGACTGGCGAGCTGGTACGCAGCGAGGCTAGACGTTTCGCAACATTCCCGGCCTTGCCAATTTTCACATAGTCGCCAGCCCTGATAATGTAGACGCTTGCGGGCTTTGGTGGAAGTGGTAGCGCGCGTGTGGCTTCATACTCCTCGACTTCGGTGGCATTGATGCGCCACAACTTCGGGCCGAGCAGAAACCCGATCAGATCCCCATTGTCTATCATCAACCGAACCTTGCGCTCGGAGCAAGCCCATCGTTCGGCCAAAGTGGATGGCGTGAAGACGCTTGGCTGTCTTGCTGTGGCTCTGCTCATTCCTTTGCCTCCTGCTTGGCAAGGGCGCGGATGGTTGCACGGCGCTCGTCTATCATCTTGTTGCGGATCGCAGCCGCGCTTGCCGCATGGTATTCGTATGCGTTGAATGCGCGACGGCGATCATCCGCATTCATGCGCGGCTCATCCTTCGACGCTTCAAGACAAAAGCGTGCATTCTTGTCGTGCCACATGGCGACTTGGTGAAAGGCTTCCTCAACGGCCCGCGCGATGATGTCAGCGGCGGTCATGGGGCTGGCTCCAATCCACCTTGAATGACGGAAAGCTGCGGTCGGTCTTTGTAAGCATTTAGATCGTAGCCGCTCGCAATGAAATCGAGGATAGCACTGGCGCGTTCGGCGTTATCCTCGCAGCCCCATTCGTCTAAAGCTTCGAGGAACGCAAAGAGCTTTTCTGTCTCGCCCATCCTACTCTCCCTTGGTTGCGCTGGCGGGAGGGGTGGACGCTGCATTGCGCACAAGGTCCAAGACATAATAAGCTTGCTCGTCTTGAATGACGCTGCAGTTCTCATAGGTCAGGATCGGAGACGGCGTTGAATTGTCGATCGCCCATTTGTCCACCGGCTTCTCTATTGTGGACAGGTAGGCGGTGATGGCGGCTTCGGCGGCCTTCCGCGCTTGGGCTTCCAAAAGGTCAATCTTGGGACCAGTCGTAACGAAATCTCCGTTTGCTTTTCTGTGCCCAAAATCGCGAAGTTGTATCTCTTGGATTACGGCTCTAACCGCAGCCTTCAACCCTTCTTCATTCAGCATCGGCGTTCTCCTTGGCTGGAGTAAGAGCGGAGCGAGCAACGTTACCCGCATCAGCAGACCAATAGCCGCCATGGACCATTTGCTTGCTCGAAACCCATTGCCCACAATGCGATTCCCTGACTTCCATGCTGCCGTCACCGGTTTGATGATAGCCGATGCCGCAGCCCTGATTGCGTAAGTCGCGCGACGAATTCGCTGTGCGCCAATGGGCAGGGTCGGCGTAGAACCTTAGCGCTTTCTCAAGCTCGGCAACGCGGGCTTTGGATGCCGCAGATTGATCCTCTAGTGCACGGATTTGCTCATCCAATTGACCACCAGAGGAATGTGGAAGGTAGTCCAAATCATCTAAGTCGAATGCTGGACCTTTGATACGCGACGAAGGTGTTCCAAATGCATTCCACGCAGCGATAAGCTTTTTCTTTAGCCGTGCCATCTCCTCTTCCTGTGCGGTGTGCTCGGAAAGGAGGGCGGCGATGTCTCCTAGGAGACCTGCAACGGTGAAAACGGCAGTATCGTCATCAATCTCGCCCATCACCATGTTGGCTTCCAGAAGCTCCCGCGCCTTCGCCATGATGTCGTCAGGTATGTTGGTCATGAGCGGGTCCTCCTGCTTGGGGGGGGGGCGGATCGGTCGGTGTCGATGCAAAGCCCATGGTCAAGACAAGGCCACCCGTTTCGGGTCACGATCCCTTGAACACCAATCATTCCACCCTTGGAGTTGGTGAACTCGGCTGTGTAGACCCGATCAGGAGGAATGCGATCTCCGTCCATCGTGTAGATCTCGCAGGACCACTCAGCGACCGAAAAACCTGCGTGTTCTAATCTGCGTAGAGCATATCGCTGGATGCGAACCACTAATCCGGCGCTGATGCTCTCGTCGACATCATAGAGACTGTAGGGCAGTTTCTGCCCGACAATATCGAAACGGGTCTCGCCGCGAACCAAGACCGATGTGGTTATGCGGCCCATCACGCACCCCCGTTAGTGGGAGAGGCGAGGACGCAATCCGGAAGATGTTGACATCCATTGTAATAACAACGTTGCCCTTCACACCCTTCCGGCACCGCCTGCACTTCTGGCTGCAAGAGGGCGGAGCGGATGCGGCGGTCGAAGTCTGTTTGAGCGGCGGCTTTGGCTTCCTCAACCGATCCATCGAATTCTCGGAATTGACGGTCGCCAACAAAGCGGACTCGCACGGCTGCTCGGGCTTGACGAACATCGTAGCATCCGGCGACGGAATCTGCGCCCCACCATTCATCATCGACTAACCGCCACTCCAGCGCCTTGACGTTTACCCCCGCCTCTTGCGGTGCTTGGAGGGCGGCTAGGATCGCTGCATCGTCCATCAATCGAGTGCGTCCACGCATGGCGTAGACAGCATCCTGTATATTCTTCATAAGCCCCTCAGGGCGGTTCGCTGGCTCGATCCCTAGTCGGATTTGTTCGCGAATAGTTTCCAGAATTTCATGCAGTTGATCTTGTCTCTGATCCTCCTTCTCCAGAAGGCGCAGCGCTTCCACCAACCCGTTCTGTTCTTCGTGTGTCATGACATGGCTCCATCTTTCGACGATTGCGCCGCAGCAGAACGGCAATCCGGGCAAGTTTCCCAATCTCTGACGCCGTGTTCACACGGAGCCATTGCGCGCACCCAAGATTTGCGTTGCTCTGCAAGCATCGCTTCCAACTCATCACCTGACATTGCATCGACGCGAGTCTTGGATTGCCGCAAAAGCTCATTGAGGGATTGTTTCTTCTCGCGTTTCGTCATGACGTGATTTCCTCATGAGTAAACGGGTTGCGCCGCTTTGTGAGATCGAATTTCTCAACGCGGGGTGGTTTCGATGGGGATGGGATTTTCGCCTTAACGCGGGTTTTCAGGCCGTTGTCGCGATCATACTGGCGTTTGGCCTTCGCGATCTGCTTCACGTCCTTGTTGGTCTTGCCGTACTCGCCGCGATGACAGCATGCCTTGCCGAGTAGTTGGCCGTCTGCGATGGTGAGAGGCTGTTTCTTGTCGGACTCCGAGCGAAGGGCTTCAGGAATACGATGGTCGACCTCGTGAGGCTTACCAGCAAGTGCAAGGCCGCATCCCTCGCAGTGGATCACTCCGTTGCGCTTGGATCGCTCAACGATGGCTTCCTTCTGGTTTCGGGTGAACTCGCGGCGAGAGGCCATGTCAGTCGGCCTCTTGGATTGAGACAGGGCGCTCGATCTCATCGAACATTCCATTGCGGACATCTTCCCAATACATCCCGCAATGCAGACAGAACGTGCTTTCTTCTTCAGCAGGCGCGGTGCACGTCTCGCACTTCCAACGGTCACGCCGAACTTCTTCCAAAGCATCAGAAATGCGCAGCTTCGCCATGTCAGTCAGCCTCGTGAAGATCAGAAGACGGGTTATTCAGGTCTATTGGTGAAGCGGGATTGGCGAACCTACGGGCTATGCCGAGAACGGTTTGGGCCGCTTGTATTTCTTGTTCGCTTGAGAACTCTACTGGTTGCCCCAGCGCGATCCTATAAGCCAGCTCAGCAGCCTCAACCAGTTTCAGAACATCCCATGCGCCTGTCTTCCGGAGAATCTTGACGCGCTTCGTGGCGGCCCCTTTCTCGCGACCAAGATCATGCTGACCGATACGATCACCAACCGCCTCGAAGTAGGCAACCAGAAACCGATCATCCTTTGCGGACCAGCGCTTCGCCATCTCACCCCTCCACGCGATAGACATTGTTGAAACAGCCGTTGGGCCAGTAACTGAAACCCTGATCTTCCCAGCCGTGGCAACGAGATTTCTCGCCTTCATACGCACTACAAGAAGGGCAAAGAGCGCGGTCTGGCTCATCCAAGGCGGACATGTCAGACGGTTTTACCTTGATGACGAACGTGTCGCTTTTGAACACGTCGCGAGCATCAATCTTTTCAGCGCAAGCGGACAGACCCTCATCGACGCGAACGATGAACCGGAGGCCATTTTCCTCAATTACAGTGCCGTGATAAGATAGGCGAACACCGTAGCCCTCATAGCCTTCTCCGTCGTTATCCCAATAAGTCCACGTGAATCGGACGCGCTGGCCTTGATGGAATAGCGGCTTGCGGAGATTGCAGCGGAAGTTGATGACTGTGATGGAATGGCCGGAAATTGCTGTAGCTACTTCCTGTCGACGCAAGCATGCTGCTTTATCAACCGCGCAATTCTTGCATGGCTTGTAGTAGGCCATATTCACCCCTCCACACGACGGACAGAACGAAGCGCGTCATTGATGACTGCCTGCTTCGCTGCAAGGAAATGAGAGACGGACTTATGCTGTCTGCGAGCCCGTGAAATCGCCTCGTCAATGTGACGAAGCTCTGGACGCTCCCGGTACATGCGCCTGTTGAAGCGCCATTGTGACCATGCAGACAGGGCTTTGCGGAGAAGGCGGGTCATGCGGCAGCTCCTGCGTTGGATGAAAGCGTGTCGAGATCAACGCCGATCAGGTCGGCAACGAAGTCCAAGACGTCGCTTTTGCTCTGTTGAAAATCTCGATTGCCCATGGCCCGAACCGACTGGCTCTTGGCTGTCCAGACACGGATCACACAATCGCGGACCGTCACGACCGCTAGGTCGTCCATGGGCTTGATGAACGCGGACATGCGCTCGGCTTCGGCCTTGCTGGACGCGACAAGGGTTCGCTCGTCGCGGTAGCCCTTCCAGATCAGAGCCTTTTTCCTCAGAGCCTCCGGATTGGGATATTGCTCCAGCATCTCGTCAGGCAGGTTCTTGTGCGCCTCGGCAATGACTGCGAAATAATGCCGATGGCTGTTCATGGATCTGTCGTGATGCTCGACCAGCCGATAGACGTCGCCGACGACAAGCGCCTTGTCAGCCTTGCCGGCCCAGAACGAACTGGCAGGCACGAAGCAATCGCCTTCCCATCTGAATGTGATCGGCTGGTCCATGGCTTACCCCGCCATCAAGTAACGGGCTGACTCTGGTAGGTCGCCCATCGTGAGTGAAGGCTTGTCGTAGTTACGAATGCGCTCGACCAGATCGGCCAATTCCTCATTGAACCGGTCGATTTCGCTGGACATGTTTGCGATGTACGTTTCGTCCCGGTAGACCCGGATTTGAAACATCGGCAGGCGAGGCCGGTAGGAGACGAAATCCCACCATTCTCTCTCAGCAAGCCAGAGATTGCCCTGTACTTGGGCCTTGTGTTCTGAGGGGAGAACGCCGCGCTCAAGCCGGTCTATCTGGATGTCGGGAATTGCAGTTTTGATCTCTAGGCCGCCGTTCGATCCTATCAGGCTGTCCGGGCTTGCACCCCTGTTGCCGTTTCGAATGAACCCGACGCGCATCGGTTCGACGCCATTGATAAAGGCGTAGGTCTCGCGCGCCTCATCCTCCATTGCGTTGCCGCGATCAGTGTGGGCATTGGAGAATTGTTCCGCTGGCTCTCCTGTGATAATTTCACCGGCCAATGTGCGCATGTATTTGGCGCGCGTTTTCCCTTCGCCCTTCGCCATCACTGTGGCGAAACGGCTTGCAGTCGGAATTCCAGCCCTGGCACGAAACCAAGCTTGGCTGCCTTGCTCAAGATCGGCGAAAACCTCCATCACGATGCGGCCCTCCGATCGAGTTCACGTTGGGCATTCCACTTATTGTCAGCGTCCATTGTGGCGTTGTTCGCCATCCATTTGAGAAATCCGCCATCCACTTCGGACCACTTCATCCCGCGCCACGGCGTTCCGATGGGGCAGCGTGGCAGCATGGCCGGTTCACGCGTCCATGCGACCATCTCCTTGCCGGTCGCGTCCGCGTCGAAAAGGGCTTTCAGGACATGCGCCGTGATGTATGCATCCGGTCCGGCGCGGTGGGTCGGATACGCCTTGGCAGGATCAAGCGAAATCTTTCCCGCATCCTCAAGCCAGTAGCGCAGTGCCCCATTGGAATGCGACGGAGCATCGGGCCAGATGCGCAGCGCGGCCTTGTAAGTGCAGATCATCCGGCGATGTTCGAGGTCTCCGAGAAACTGACACTCGAACGCCGAATTGTGCGCCGCGAAATACGTTATGCCCATTGTGCCGGATGGCATGAACAGATGCGCGAATGAGTCGAACGGGCTGGCAGTTTGAGGGATGTCAGCCAAGCCAATATGGTGGATTGCGCGGTTTTCCGGCGGGATCGATCCGACATGAAACAACTGCGATTCAGGATCGCCAACCCGTCTCGTTTCCACGTCGTAGTCGCACCATCCAAGTTCAATAACTTCGGATGATGGATCTATCCCTGTCGTTTCGAAATCGATCACACGGATGGTGGTCACTTTGATGCCCCCATCTTCGCCTTCTTCTGATCAAGCAAGCGGATCGCTGCATCGAAATCCCGCGCGAGCATGTCGGGCAACGCATCTATGCGTCCGAGTTCGCAGAATTTCTCAACGTCAGAATCGGTTTCATCAAGAAGATCTCGGAGCCTTTTGACCTGCGCCTCGTTAATCTTTTCCGGAGCCGTATCGACACGGTTCCCATCCCGATCATCGCCGGTCGAGATATTGAACAGCATGCAAAGCAGGTAACGCCGCCCATACGTGGCCGTGCTGCCGAATGCCTGGGTGCCGGTCTTGTTGACGCCACCCTTCGCGCCAGCACCGTCAACAGGGATCGCGCCAGTTCCATTGCGGACATAACCGCCGGAATGGGAAATCTCCCAATTGATCCGCAGTTCACCCAATTCGTTGTAGCCGTCCGGCTGGAAGGATACACCGAACCCGTGGGCGTAGATGATCGGCATTGCCTGTTCTTCAATCGCAGCGAGGTCGGCATATGTCGAGTTGGTGTGCTTGTTCGTCTTTGTTTTCACGACGACGGGAAGCTCTTTCTGGCAATCCGACATCGCCTTGAAATAGGCCGTCTTTGCCTCATACTCGCGGTTCTCGCGAAGCTGATCGCGGGCGCGATCCTCCATGCGTTCCTTCATCGCCAGCATCTGCTCAAGACGGTCGATAGGAATTGACGGGTCCATGGCGATACGCTCGATCATGGAGACCATCGGGGCATCTGTTGCGGGGATGATCTTCTCCCCCGGCTCGCGAATATCGAGTGCGGTGTTCATGTTCAAAACCTCAATGTGACGTTGGGGATTTCGCCAGCGATGATGGCGAGAACGACCTTCTTGGCGGTCTCTTCGTCTGCGCCGTGGGTCATGATCGCCTCTTTCGCAGCCTTGATGACCGCAGAACGATGCGCCTTGTCGGCATCGCGCGCCGCCTGCTCATCAGCTAGTCGCTTGGCCTCGGTTAGGCGCTCACGTTCTTCTTGTTCTGCCTTTTCGCGAACGGCGCGCGCCTCTGCCTCAACCTTGGCGATAGCCTCAGCTTTCTCGCGTTCGGCTCGCTCTACGGCTTCCATGGCCTCACGTTCTGCCTGTTCTCGGGCTTCTTGTGCTGCGCGTTCTTCGCGAGCCTTCTGCTCTTCGGCTTCACGTTCGCGCCGTTCCTTTTCGGCACGCTCACGTTCTGCCGCCTCGTCGGCAAGTCTCTTGGCCTCAAGTCGTTCAGCCTCAAGTCGTTCACGTTCTGCCGCTTCGGCCCGCAAACGCTCCAGTTCGGCCCTGTCCGCTTCGGCCTTCATGTGCGCGTCGAACGCCGTCTTGACCTTGTCGAGCGCAATACGGTGGGCAACGCGCGCCTGATCCTCGAACTCGCCAAGTTCTGACGTGATGACGATCTTTTCTTCCAACTCGCGAATGAGGATTCCGAACGGTTGCGCTTCCCCTCCGATCAGGCCATTTCCGCAATCCTCAATGGCCTTGATGAAAGCCTTGCAGTACTCGATGCGAGCTTCTTCCTGCTTCTCCCAATCGGTCAGAGGTTTGCGGGCCACGTCGGCCAGAGTATCAAGCTCTTCGCGTATCTTGCGGCGCTGCGCATCGACCGCGTTGATCTTCGCCCTGGCTTCCTCGTTGAGGGCCTTGCCCGCTGCATCAATAGCCGTCTTGGTGCGCGTCACCTTGAACGCGAGAGACTTGATTTCAGCGCGGCCCTTTGCGGTTGAAATGTCAGGGACGTGGGCAGATACTTCCGCCTCGACGCGCTTGTAGAATTCCGAGTAGGCCTTTTCATCGGTAAACGCGACAACGGGGTTCGAAGTCATGACCTCGACAATGTCTGTCGCTTCTGTTTGGACATGCGTGTTCATTCGAATTCCTTCCTGAATGTTGTGAGGTCCGACGCCTCCAATGCCATTTCCACGGCAAGGTCGATCTGACCCGCGTCGATGAGAACCTGAAACCTTCGGGCCGCGACTGACAGGCGCTGTTCAGCCTCGACATCGGCCCGCTGTGCATCGTGAAGCGCTGCGAGTTGCAACGGCGTCATGGAGTGGAGACGGTCACGAGCCGCTGCGATCTGTTCAGAGGCGGTCATGATGCACCTCAACACGAGCACGTGAAAAATGAGTGCTGCTTATCTTCTGGAACAGTTACGTCCCGATAAACTTGGTAATATTTCCAGAAGTCAGGGTGGGTTCTTTCACCCTCGAATTTCCCGTAGTAATCACCTGTCTTCGAACCATAAAAATAGTCGCCGCTGGACACCCAATCATCAGCCGCCTCCAGCAATGAGCTGAATGTCTCATCAATCTTGTCGGCATAATTTCTGAGCCATGTCTCTGCCTCTGCAATGGACATGTCTTCATTGTTCCGAACGTCTGGTGCGAACGCTGGGTGCTCCCATACGTGCCGAAGCGATGTGATCTGCCGCGGATAGATGACAAACCAGAAGCGCTGTCCGGCGCCGACCGGCCCCTTTAGAAAGGGGTCAACAATCCCGTATGTTTCGCCATTCGCGACAGCTACGCCGTTGTTGATACGAATGTGCTGCCCTGGGAAAAGCTGCTCACCAGCAACCACAGGCTCGACGGCTAAATGGATCGCGTCACGCCCCGCCGTTTCGTCAATAATCGTACCCAGTGTTGCTAGAGCGTCGGTGGCAACTGTATGTTTCTGACTGGTCATGGCATCCTCTTTAGGCAAGGGTGAAAGGCAACGGCGGCATGTGTTGCAGCTCATCACATCCCCCCATAGACAGACGCAGCCCAAGACAGCGCGATAACGATGACAGCCGTGACGCGGTGATGCGTGGCGAGCCAGTTGCAGGCGGAATCGAGAAGATCGTCCATCACACTGTCTCCTTCTGTTCGCTCTTGATGCGATCCAGTGCGCCAAGGCTGTTGGTGACGCGAAACATCGCGCTTTCAAGCGACGACGGCGTTGGGGTAAGGTGGCACCTGGCGTCTTCCTGCCAGTGCTGGATCCATGCCTTCACGTGGAGAAGGTTGTCGCGGAGGTGTTCCAGATCGGAGCGGGTCATCACTCGCCCTCCACCGGATCAAGGCCGAGATCGGACGGCTCCATACCAGCCTGCAGAAGCGCCAGTTCGCGCTCATCGACATCAGAATAATATTCACCACCAACCAGGACTTCGTAGAAGACGTGGCCATTGCTGTAGGTCTTCTTTGTGATGAACACGGGTTGAGTTGTCCGCGCATCATTGGATGTAAGAGGAGGGCAAAAATCGCCGTGCACCGCTATTGCGGCACGATCATATGCGGCGGCGGCTTCTTCTTTATCTTTGAAGAATCCGAGATTGTACCTCTTCCCGTCTTTTCGTATATTTGCTTCCCACCCGTTGCGCTTTCGGCTTACTCCACGATATCCACTCTTATTTGTTCTGTAGATCCGGGTGTTTGCACAATTTTGGGCGCGAGTAGCAGGTCGCAAGTTGTCGATGCGGTTGTCATCGCGACACCTATTTATGTGGTCCAACTCTCCAGTAGGCCACTTCCCATCAACAAACAGCCATGCGAGTTTATGGGCGCAATATTGGCGGCCATCGATTCTGATTTGGCGATACCCTATTTGATTTAGGGACCCGGCAACTTTGCCTGCGTATCGCGCGTTCCAACTCGAAATTGATCTGTCATCGCCGCTACGCTTCTTCCAGCGGAATTCGCCTGTCTCCGGCGAATAGTCCAAAAGGCTTGCTAGGCGACGATACAACACGCGCGGCTGATCGTTTGCCTGCCGCAATGAAGCGGCCAAGTCGATCATGGTGCGGGACAGTGCGTTCATTCTCACTTCCTCCATTTCCGGCAGATCAGCTTTCGCGTCTTGCGTGCCGGCGTGTTTCTCTCGAACCGGCGGGGCTGTCTGCCCGTCCTTCACATGGCCGCCTCCGGGGAGTGGGTGTGTTGGTTTCCGTTTCGAACAAGAGCCAATATGCACAAGATGCATACGAGCGTCAACGACTAAAATGCACCTGATGCATAAAAATTGTTGCGCGGATGCTTGGCTGGTGACATGATGATGGTGCTGAAAAGCCGCGACCGGGTGCAATCCCCGTGCAGATGAAGCGGCAGGCGCGGGGTTAGATCACCCTCCGGCGCTGTCTGAAACTGAGGGCCAGGTATTCGAAAGAACCTGTGGAGGCTCTAGGCGGCTCGTCCCGAGTTGCAGAACCTTTCCATGATCCTCCTTCCCTGCGATCCTCGTGGGGTAGGGGGTCTATGGAAGATAGCCGGTCTGAACCCGTTTGCAGGACAGGTAAACAGGTAAACAGGATGACAGAAGATCAGAAGGTAGAGGATATCACTGCGTGTGTAAGCGCAGATGAAATCGACGCTGAGCGAACACCAAGCGGCGGCTGGACTAAAGCTTCATTGGCGACATGGGGCGTTTCTTGGCCGCCGGTCAAAGGATGGCGAAAGAAGCTTGTCGAGAACTTCGAAACCCGTGGTACCTGAAAGCCATTCAGATCACCGGCAGCACCCAACGAAAAACCCCGGCGCGTGGCCGGGGCTGGTGTCAGGCGGGCTCACATTCATCAGGTCGCTTTTCAGCGGACTCCACTGAAACGGATAGGCCAAGTGCCTTCATCACCTTCAGGATCGTTCCGAGTTCAGGATTGCCACCTGAACTGAGGGCTTTGTAAAGACTTTCGCGGCTTAGACCGGCGGCCTTGGCAATCGCGGTCATTCCACGCGCACGAGCGATGTCGCCAAGCGCGGCGGCGACAAGCGCGGGGTCACCTTCCTCGAAAGCGGCATTCATGTATGCGAAGACCATCTCCTCACTGTCGAGGTGTTCGGAGGCGTCCCAAGTTTTTGTCTTTAATGCGGGCATGAACCTCACTCCTTCAGTGCCGCCGCCAGTTCAATGGCGTTGGCAATATCATCCTTCTGGCTACTCTTGTCGCCGCCGCAAAGAAGGATGACGATAGCGGCGCCGTGCTGCACGTAGTAGACCCGGTATCCGGGTCCATAGTGAATACGCATTTCGCTGACGCCCTGTCCAACCGGCCCCACATCTCCCGGATTTCCTAGCGAAAGCCTGCGGATGCGCATCAATATGCGGGCCTTAGCATTCGTGTCGCGAAGCGATTGGAACCAGTCTGAATATGTGTCGGTTTCTTGGACATCGAACATTCTTTGACGTATCCTACGGGCTACAACTTGACAAGATGTGAATTTGTTCCGCCAATCACATCATATTGCAGGCGCCGTTACCCATTCCCCTCCACATAGCTATCCTAATCCATCGCGTTCTTGACTCCGATGTTCTCATAATGTTCCATACCCGTTTAGACGCCGCTGCGGAGGGCAAGCGTTCATGGCGATCAATTTTGGACCGAAATACAAATCCAGAAATCACGAGATCGTCGCGGGCCTGCGCGATTCTGTCGGGGCAGGGCCGCCCATGGACCCATATATTGTAGTCAAGCGCAAGACTGCGGAAGTCGCGACTATGATGGCTCTGATTCATGGCGGCGACTGGCGGGTGCAGATCGACCACGAGGTCGGCTTGGTTGTGGTTGCTCGTCGTCGGCGTCGTCATCCACAAAGCCGATGATGGCTCTCATGGCAGAGTCAATACTGTCCCGGTCAACGCCATAAGCGATCAAAGCGGACCTCAATCGAGCGTCGGACGCCTGTCCGGGAGGTCCGCTTAGGAGGTCGGACGGAGAGCATCCGAAAACTTCAGCCGCGTGCTCAAGGTCGTCTTGGTTGTATGGCGTCCGTCCGCTCTCAAGCCGGCTGACTTTTGACTGAGACCAGCCAAGGGCTTCTTCGGCGTCTGTCTGATTTGGGTACAGCTTCTCCCGCCATTCGCGAACGAAATGGCGGGCGCGAACACGTTTCGGCTTGGACTTAGGTGCCATCAGCAAAGACTACTCGCGCGGCCCCAGTTGCAGAATGGCATGAGGTGCATAATCATGCTTGACATGCATATGCATCCCATGCATTGATGGAGTTATGAAACTCGCAGAGTACCTCTCCACAGAAGGCCTAACCGACGAAGCTTTTGGCACGAAAGTCGGCATGTCCCAATCGCAGATCAGCCGCATCAAACGCGGCATTTCGCGCCCGTCATGGGACAATCTCGCCGCGATAGAGCGCGTAACTGGCGGTGCCGTTAGCGCGGCGGATTTTATTCCATCGCAGGAGACGGCTGCATGAGGCCCGATCCGCGCGGACACTACGTCTATTTCATCAAGCCGGTGGGCGCATCTGGGCCGGTCAAGATTGGCCATTCTCATATCCCGTTTGAGCGTCTGAACACCCAAATGAACTGGTCTCCGGTCAAGTTGGAGATGATTACTTGGGCCGCAGGAGACCGCAGTCATGAGCGAGCCCTCCACCAGAAGTTTGCGGAGTATCGCAGCCATTGCGAATGGTTCCGGGCGACTCCAGAAATGTTGTCGGGCATCGCCAAGGTAGCGATTGGTTCATCTCTGGCGGACGCTTTTGACATTGGCGCCAGCGTCGGCATGAGCGCGAAATCCTGCGAGCATTGCGAATACGAGCGCGGAAGCTCTTGCTACTTCTCTGAACCGCAACGAGGTGGCGAAGCGCCATTCATGGCAACGGCGGCGATGCCGGACCCTCGCAGCGGCGGCAAGAATTGCATTCAGTTCCGCGCCAGCTCCCCTCATCCAGAGGGAGCAGCGCAATGAGTGCCGACGCTCGTGTCAAATCTCTTATCGACCGCGTTCTTCGTCTTAAGGAAGAACAAGACACGATCGCTGCCGACATTCGCGAGATCTACGCGGAAGCCAAGAGCGAGGGCTACAACAAGACCGCTATGGGCGAGGTTGTCGCCTATCTCCGCAAGGTCGAAAAGAAGGGCATGGCTGCTCTCGACGAGAAGCAGGCGGACTTCGATCTGTATCTCGACGCCTATGAGCGGGCATCTGGCACGCCGCTTGCTACGCATACGCATGAAGCTGATTTTCCGCCAACCGATTTCCTCGGCCCGCACTCCCACGAGGTTGACGACGGGCAACCTCACCCAAGTTCCAATGCCGGTGGCGCAAAATACGATGGCGCACAAACCATCGTTGGCCGAGCGGACGACAGGTCCGATCTTTCGATCACTCAATTGGAGCAACAGGACGCCAGCGCATCGCAGGATCGGAATGAGCCGATAAGCGAAAGCGAGGCTACCGTCACCCATTCCAATACGACGCTCGCCACCCCCGATGCGTCGTGTAAGGCCGGGGAGGGCTCCCTCCTCCCGCTCTCCCCGGCTGCCAATCCAGATGATGACGTTCCTGATTTCCTGAAACGAGGTGCGGCATGACCGAGACATCAGATATCCACATCCTCGTCTACACCAAGCGCGTTCCGAATCGAACGATGCTGACTGGTAATCCATTTCATGACCACACGGCATATCGCGACATCTCGCTTGCATTTGTCGGGATACTGGCCGGCGCGGGATACGTTCCGAATGGCGAGGTGGTGAAATGAGCTATCTCGATTGCTATTGCGACTATGAATCGCCTGCCGTGGAAAGAACCAAGATCGTCAAAGCCAGGAAGGCGCACAAATGCTACGAATGCAGGCGGTCGATCAGGGTTGGTGAGCGGTACGAATACACATTTCAGGTCTACGACGGCTACCCGGAATCCTACCATCTCTGCGAGAATTGTCGTGACATAAGAGTGTTCGTCTCGAACAACCTCCCGTGCTTTTGCTGGGCATGGGGGTCTCTTCTGGATGACGCCAAGGAAGCCATAAAGGAAGCCTACTATCGAGCCGGAGATGAGGTTCGCGGCGTGGCCTTTGGGCTCGGACGGCTGATCGTGAAGGCCAAGCGCGCGAGGGCCTCGGCATGAAGCGCTTCCTATCCTTCCTCGCCTCATTTCTTCGCCCGTCTATCGAGGATTCCCATGAGCACGTGAACGCGCTCGATCTCGCGCCGTCCAAGCCTGATTGGCTGGATAGCATCCGTAGAGCGGGGTGGTAGGCGATGAACAAGATCGTTGTGCCGATCTGCATCACTATGATGGTTCTCGGCTTTTTCTACGTCGCCGTACAGAGCGACAGGGCGAGCCGAGAAGCTGAGGCCAAGATCGCCGTTGCGTGCGTCGAGTCTGGCGGGTCTTGGCTGAATGTGAATGGGTTCGGCGGCCCCTATTGTGAGCGGGCCAAGCCATGACCGCTTGTTGTCATTCATCGCCATCATTCTCCGGGGTGCTCTCGCACGCTCTTGGAGTCCACACGGTCTCCCGGAACAGCGCTGCGGTCCGTGCGGTTACGGAACACTCCAAGCTCCGCAGCGCGCCTATCAGTGGCGGGCCGGTCCCTTGCGGGGTTGCTCTCGACCGGCCCGCACGTCCCTACGGCTTGGGACGTATCTGCAATTTGTTCGGGCCGTACGCCGCCCGACGCGATTTCATCCATTCGCTTCACGTCCGCCAAGACCCTGCGAATGGCATGTCCAAGTCTCTCAAAGCCTTTCGTCTGTGTCTTCTCCATGGATCAAAACATGGAGCAAGCAATGTCGGAAATATCCAAGAAATGGTCGGAGCATTCCAAAATGTCAGCGGGTGAGTTTGGGCAGTACGCCCTTCGCGAGAGGGTAGCGCCTCCCTCTCTTGGGTCAGTGAAGGCGCGTCTTCGTCATGCGACGAGGGTGATGCAGCGGCGCAACTGGTCGTCAAATCGGGTGCGAGACACCTGGTATGCCGATCCTCGCATCAAGCCTTCAGCGGATGAAATCCGCGATCTCGAGGAAATGACAGGATTACATTATGGCCGCGAAGAACTTCGATCCGTCGAACAACTCATCAGCCAAGCAGACTCTCTCATGGAGGGACCGAACGCGGATTTCTATAGCGCGTTCGCTACTGCATTCCGCGCGATGGCTGGCGCTTTTAATCGCTCCAGAGTTGGCAGGTGAGTGATGAAGGATGTAGTCTACTTTCTCCAGCGTTCTGACGGTCTGATCAAGATCGGGTATAGCGGCGTTTTTCGGCAAAGGTTAGCGCGGCTGGTTCGGAGCCACGGCCCCGTCAACGTTCTGAAGGTGATAAGCGGCACTAAGGATGACGAACGCATCCTGCACGCTCGGTTCATCAAGTATCATGAATTTGGGGAATGGTTTCGACCGTCTGAAGCCCTACTCGTGGAAATTCAGTCCATTGCGGCCAGCGGCGTCGTGCCGACTTCCATATCTAAATTTGAAGCTAAGCGTCGCGATGGTGATCGCCATTATACAGAGTTGGCGCGTAGCGCAGCTGAGGATTTACTCCGCAGCGTATGCGCTACGGACGGCTGCAATGCCGGGGAGGCAATCCAAATTGTCTCAGACAAATACGAAATCAGTCCAAATTTCCTCAACCATTTGTTGAAACGGAAGGCGTCGACAGTAAGCGCCTTCATGTTTGCCGCATTGAAGGCCGCGCTCAAAGTTGAGCTCGCCAGACATCGCGATCTTCTGATCGAGCAAATCGAACGGGTCGAGAGCGATCTGCCTCCGCTGACCCCCGGCTCAGTTTCTAGAAAAGCGAGGGCCCAATGATGTCCTCCGACTTCGAACCACCCATTCGCCCTTTCATCATCTCCGCGCTCGTCACCTACGGACTGATCTGCATGGGCATTGGTGCGGTCGCGGCGATCATCGTGGGGAGGCTGATATGAGCAGGCACGAGCAGAATCTCGAAGGCGAACCTGTCGACATCGCTGCCGAACTAACAGAAGCGGCCCGGGATGAAGAGATCCACCGCCGCGTCGATATTCACCAGAAGGAAGCATCCTATTGTGACCAACTGGCGATCGAGACGGCACGTCAGACCAAGGCCGAATGCGCCGCGATAGATGCCGAGATCAAGGCGCTACATCAGCGCAAGGCATCGGTACGTGAGACAGGCAAGGCCAACGTCATTCGATACAAAGGCCTCGCCAAATGCGCCCGCGCCTATGTGGCGACATCGCAGGAGGTGTTCGGATAATGCGCCTCACCATCGCCATCGGCGTCGTTGTGACGGAACTGGTTCTCGCGATTGTGCTGATCATCGTGCTGGCGGGACATGTGAGGGCTCATGGCGAAAATGCTCACGACGGCAACACTAGGCTCATCTCCTATCCAGGGCGGGAGGCGGCATGAGCGACTATGCCGAGTTTCTGAAGGGCAAGATCAAGCTTGCGCCAGTCTCCGGGTTTGACATCACAGACGATGAGGTCAACCCGATCCTCAAGCCGCATCAACGCGACATTGTGAAATGGGCTGTGCGTGGTGGCCGGCGCGCGATCTTCGCTGCGTTCGGCCTTGGCAAGTCGGTCATCCAGATTGAGGTCCTGCGAATTGTAACGAGCAAGATCGAGGGTCGCGGGCTGATCATCCTGCCTCTTGGCGTTCGACAGGAGTTCCGCCGCGACGGCGCGATGCTTGGTGTCGAGATAAAGTTCATACGCCGGATTGATGAGGCCGGGCCGACCGGCATCTACATGACCAACTACGAGAGCGTGCGTGACGGTAAGATCGACCCGAACGAGTTCACGGCCGTCAGTCTTGATGAAGCTTCTGTTCTACGTTCCTACGGGTCCAAGACATATCAGGCGTTCCTCTCGCTGTTTTCCGCGTCTCGCTTCCGGTTCGTGGCGACCGCAACGCCCAGTCCGAACCGCTACAAGGAGTTGATCCATTACGCCGGGTTTCTCGGCATAATGGACACGGGGCAGGCCCTGACACGCTTCTTTCAGCGAGACAGCACCGAAGCGAATAACCTCACGCTCTATCCCCATAAAGAGCGCGAATTCTGGTTGTGGCTCAATTCATGGGCGATCTTCCTGCAAAGGCCTTCCGACCTGGGCCACTCCGACGAAGGCTATGATCTTCCGCCCTTCGAGGTGATCTATCACGAGGTCCAGACCAATTTAGCCGATGGCGGAATAGACCGGGATGGCCAGGTCAACATGTTCCGGGACAGTGCGTTCGGCGTCGTTGGCGCCAGCCGAGAGAAGCGGGACACGCTGCAAAATCGCATCGCCAAGATGTGCGAGATTATCGCGGCATCGCCCGATGATAATTTCATCATCTGGCACGACCTCGAGGATGAGCGCCGCGCGATAGAGCAGTCGATACCGTCGGCCGTCTCCGTCTACGGGTCGCAGGATCTTGACGACCGGGAACAAGCCATTGTCGATTTCAGCGATGGCAAGTTTCAGTATCTTGCCGCAAAGCCGGTGATCGCGGGTTCCGGGTGCAACTTCCAGCGCCATTGCCACAAGGCGATCTTTCTCGGCATCGGGTTCAAGTTCAACGACTTCGTGCAGGCTGTTCACCGGATCAACCGGTTCCTGCAAACCCGGAAAGTCGAGATCCACATCATCTTTGCCGAGAGCGAGCGTGAGGTTCTTCGCGCCCTTCAGGGCAAATGGGAGAGACACAATCAAATGGTTGAAAACATGAGTGGCATCATCCGGGATCACGGTCTTGATCAGCTTTCAGCAGCTGATGTCCTGACCCGCTCAATCGGCATCGAGAGGGTTGAGGCGAGGGGCGAAGGATGGGTTGTCGCCAACAATGATTGCATTGAGGAAACGCGCACGATCCCGGACAATTCCCTTGATCTTATCGTCACGTCGATCCCGTTCAGCAACCATTACGAATATACGCCGAGCTACAACGACTTCGGCCACACCGACGGCGATGACCATTTCTTCAAGCAGATGGATTTCCTGACACCTGAACTGCTTCGAGCGCTCAAACCCGGAAGGATCTATGCCTGCCACACGAAAGACCGGATCCTGTTCGGCAATGTGACAGGCAAGGGCATTCCGACGGTTAACCCGTTCCACGCAAAAACTCTGTTTCACACGATCGGCCACGGTTTCGACTATCTCGGCATGATCCAGGTCAACACCGACGTGGTGCGGGAGAACAACCAGACCTATCGCCTCGGCTATACCGAGATGCGCAAGGATGGTTCGAAGATGGGCGTTGGCTGCCCGGAATACATCCTCCTGTTCCGGGCCCCGCAGACGGACCGCGCCAAGGGTTACGCTGACGAGAAGGTTTCGAAAACCAAGGAAGAATACAGCCTCGCACGTTGGCAGGTAGACGCGCATTCGTTCTGGCGATCGTCGGGGGACCGGCTGCTGACACCTGACGAACTTGCATCAATGGGGCCGGACAAGCTTGCCAAGACCTTCACTGAATGGACGCTGCAGAACGTCTATGACTACGAGACGCACATCAGGATTGGCGAGGCGCTGGAGAAGCGGGGGGCGCTTCCATCGTCATTCATGAGCCTTGCGCCGGGCGCAACCTCCCCTTGGACATGGCATGATGTGAACCGCATGCGGACGCTCAATGGCGAGCAGTCGCGCAAAGGCCTCGAGTTCCATATCTGCCCGCTGCAGTTCGATATTGTTGATCGTCTGATCGAGCGGTTTTCCGCCAAGGGAGAGACGGTCTACGATCCGTTTGGCGGCTTGTTTACCGTGCCTTATCGAGCTTTAAAGCTTGGCCGGAAGGGACGAGCTGCTGAACTCAACCCCGGCTATTTCCTGGACGGCATCAAATACCTCGAAGCTATGGAGCGAGAGGTTTCAATCCCCTCATTCTTCGACATGATGGCCGGCGATGATCAGGTGGCCGCATGACCGACCACATGTCAGCCGCTGAATTCCGCTCAAAGGCAAGCAAGCCGTCGAAATACGGAAACAGGCGTGCGCAGGCTAGTGACGGAAAGTGGTTCGATTCCATCAAGGAGCGCAACCGCTACGAGGAACTGCGCCTGTTGGAAAAACAGGGCCTTATCAGTCACCTCGAATGCCAGCCGAAATTCATGTTCGAGATCCACGGTCGCAAGGTCGTCAGCCGGAGCGAGCGCTATCCCAACGGGCGCCAGATCTCATGGAAAGGTGACTTCGCGTATTTCGACGGCAAGAACCGCATCATTGAAGACGCCAAAGGCTTTCGAACCAAGGAGTTTATCCTGAAGAAGGCGTTTGTCGAAGCCCTCTATCCAGCAGTCAGAATAGTGGAGGTTTAAGGTGAGCCTTGTTCACAAGTTCGCCCGTATCGACGCAATAGCAGTTGCGGAAACATCGTTTGGCGATTTCTGGCGCATGTATCCGCGCAAGGTCGCCAAGCTCGAGGCACAGAAAGCCTGGAAGCAGATGACCCGCGAATATTCCCCCGAGGAAATCATAGCGGGGCTAGAGCGCAATCTCCCCGCTCTCCAGACGAGAGACAAGCAGTACATCAAACATCCCGCATCATGGCTTCGCGCCGGGTGCTGGATGGATGAGCCGGAGCGCCTGCCGATCAACGGGCAGCGCCGGACAATGCTGGATGCCGTCTTTGACAGGATACATCACTGATGAACCAGGAAGCAGCCAAGGAAATTGGCCGCCTGTTCAACGAGTTTCGCGTTGGGGACGGGCAGCCTGACATGACGCTCAGTACGTTTGTTGGTGTGCTTGAAGGGGTTCCTGATCAAGTCATCATCGACACTGTACGCCGCTTCTGTGCTGGCGATGTAGAGGGGCAGTCCCTTACGCGCCCGCCGACTAGCGCGCAGTTCAACAGGGAAGCGCGGCGCATTGCCGATCTTCGCAGCTATGCCGGCAGGCCGCAATTGCCCGCTCCTGTGTACCGCTCAACAGGCGGATTGCCATTCGAAATCAGAGCGGAACAGGCGCGGCACAAATTCAGGGATTGGGACGTGTTCGAATCCGAGGAACACGGCGTGTCCAAAGGGTCTGTCTCATATGAAAAATTCTGGAGCCTTCGGAAAGCGGGCCAACTGCCGGATGGAAACACATGGTCGGCAGCGCTTGGAACGATCTTCATTCCGAGGCGAAGCACAGGAGTAGCGTGATGTTTGTTGAGAATGAATCGCACTGGATCGCATATCGCGGCATGAACCCGACATTTGCCAAGAACGCCCTGCGCAAGCGCGAACAGGCGAAGCGGGAAGAAGAATTGCGCCGGATGGATGAGGCGATGAAGCGGCGCATTGAGATGCTTAAAGCCGACGCCATTCGGGCAAAGGAATCATCCGCTGAAACGAAGCGGCTTCGCCGGGAGCATGAGCAAGCCATTATGGAAAGGCTGGCGCTCGACGCCATTCGAGAGGCTCGGACGGAGTTTCAATGGCTGGTCGCTGTTTCCATGCGCCTGTTTCGCGTGACACGAAAAGAGCTGATGGGCCACGGTAGAAACAAGCGGGTGGCGAACGCCCGACAGTTCGTCATGTACTGGTCTCGGCGTCGAACCACGATGTCATACCCGCAGATCGGAAGGCTTCTTGGCGGCAAGGACCATACAACTGTCCTGTTCGGATGCAGGGCTTACGTCGAAAAGCGCGACAAAATGGGCCGTCATTTGAGGCTCGTGAAGTGAGCATCACCTATACCGACATATACGGCATTCCCTGCCCCAAATGCGGTCATCACAGGATGCACGTACTGGAGACACGGGAGAAGGGGCCGGGCATCCTTCGCCGTCGCTCATGTCCCAAATGCGGAGCGAGGCTCACAACACGGGAGACTCCACTGTGCGCCGTTCCTGTCACGCAAACGGAGCTGACGCGATGAAAGTCAGCCGCAGGGGATTGCTTGGCCTATTCGGCGGTGCGGCGGCAGCGGGGCCAAAGCTTGCAAAGGGTATTGCGGAAGCGGGCATCGCGAAAGCAGCAACTGGTTCAAGAGGCAGTGGATCTCTCAAGCCGGCATCCTGGCAAAGTGAATGGCGAAGTGTAAGCAGTGAAGAATTGCGCGAATCTCGCATCAAGGAACTTGAGAAATTCCTATTGGGAAAGGGCAGGGATTCAATGCGCAGGCGCGCAATGGATCGGATGCGCCACCTTGATGATTTAGAGCGCCTTCGCCTCGACAGCCTTCGTTCTGTTTCGCCCGGCCAGAAAATGCGCATCCTCATTGACGGGATGGCAGATCGTGACGAGCGCGCCCGAATAGCCGGGGCTGAGTTCGAGCTCGCCGATCTTCTCAACCCATTGAAGGGCATTTGACACGATGACGAAGCTACACGAAGTGGACGCCGTCTGGAACTACGAGGCGATCTTCAAGGAAGAGATGGATGCAACTCAGGAACATTATGCTGGGCGTCCCGAGGCTGAGCTTTTAGCCGTTATCGCGGCTCTGAGGACACAGTTGTATCCGCTCTGTGTAGCTCTGTGCCCAGTGCTGGAAAAGTCGTGGCGGGGAACAAGTGCTTCGAGCAAGCTTTTCCCAATGCGTCCGCAAAACGACGAACACAAATTCCTGATTTTTAACCCGGAAACGAATTCTCACGACGAAGTATCGCTGACAGAAGCGGAACTGTCTGGCTCAGACTACTACACTGAGGACAGCTTGCTAATTGAAGACGGAGAAAACCTTTCCGATCGGTTCGAGCTGCTTTCTTTCCATCAGCAGGCTCCGGGCGCTTACGTCGGTAACGGAAGCCTCACGGTGGGGGATGTTAGACTTCTGAGCGCTGTATTTTTGGCCCGCGGCTCTGAAGCCAGCGTTTTCGACGCCATTCTCACAGAGGAAAAGCTATGAGCGATTACACAGGCATAATCTGGGAATGGATTGAAGAATGGTCCCAGCTCGTCAAGAACCACAACTGGTACACGTTTCATCCAATGATGATCGAGTTTGAAGATGACCGGCACATGGGCGGCGTCGAAGCCACTATCATCGTGATGGGTCTCGGGTTCCGCGTCAGGTGGAATTACGCCGAAACGGATGACCTTCACGAGATCAAAAGGCAGGCTGCTTTCGTAATCCGTGATCTCGAATTGCAAGATAGGGCAGCGACATCACCCGAGACATCGGAGAGCAAGCCATGAGCGCCAAAGTTTCATCCGGAAGGCTATGGGTATCTGCCGCGTCTGAAATCCTCAAGGGCCTCTCTGAGTTCGACAAGACGCATCCTGGCATTCTCGCACCTAATGCATACGCCATGGTGCTCGAAACACTGCGGATAAAGGAGGAAAAGCAATGAGCGACGGCAAAATCCCCGCGGACATTGATCAGATCGCTACACGGATAGCCTCACGTTTTCTTGGCGAGAACGTGTCGTGTGAAGCGATCTATCGGGATGTTTCGGAGGCGATTCTAGCTGAACGGTCCGCGCAGGAAGCGGCCTTGCGAGAGGCGTCAAGGGAGGCAGTTTTGAACTTTAAATCGAAACTGCGCATAGCCTTTCGCCGTGCATTGTCAGACCTTCCTGAGATTGCCCCAGCCGCAATCCAGTCGGTTTTGGCTGGCGTTCACATGCATGACGCGTTCTTTCAGGAAGGTAAGCGGCTTCAAATGGAGTATGGAGTAGATGTCGTAGCCCCGCGTGTCGAACAGGAGTGCGGCGCGGGTGCTTGGTCATTCATGCGCGCTGGCGTACTCGCATCCACTCGTCCCGTCAAAGATGAGGAATCCCGCGCCGCCCTAGCAGAGCCAAAAAAGAAAACCGCCAGCGATCCAGCCAAAGGAGACGCGTGATGCGCCCGCACGAAACACGTAATGACACAGAAGATCGAACCCGGCGCCGCGTCGCGACACTCGAAGCGGAGAACACCCACCTGCGTGCCCGCGTCGCCGAGCTTGAGAAGGCGTTGGCTGAGATCATCCAGCACCCAATTGCAACGCCAATTATCGGGCGCAAAGGCATCCCTGGATGGCCTTCCTGCCAAGACATAGCCCGCGCCGCTCTAGCCGGCACAGAGGACGAAAAGAAAACCGCCACCTGATCACTCAAGCAGCGGTCCAAGTCGTATGCAACCAAGCCCAACATAGCAGAAACCGGGCGATTAAACAAACCGACGAGGACCGAGTGAACAGCTTTTCCTTCAGATACCGGCGCAACGGGATGCGCTACCAAGGCGAGTACAGGCTGGCGCATTGGGCCGGCTTCAAGGCTGTCATGTCGGAGACTGGCGAGCCGATCATGTTCACCGATCCCTACGAGGCCAAGATAGCAGCGGCGCAAGAGCTTGTCAGTGCGCTCAATGGCAACTCTGCCTTCTGGCGCGGCGGACATAACAACGATGCCAGACAGGCGGCGGAACAGCTCTTTGCGAGGGACATCAATGGCTAAGGTCAAACTGAAGAAACCAGAGACGCCGCGCCATCAAGGCCCTGACATCGCAATGGTGAAGAAGGAAAACCCGCTTTGGTCCAAGGATCATGACGGGGCGAAATCCAACGTCCGCTTCGTCATGATGCCGGTCAACACGCGAGAGAGCGCCATCACGGCCCTTGCGGCACGCCGTGCGATAGACGAGGCACAGGAAAAGGCAGCGGAACGGTTCAGGCGCGCATGGGAAGCTCTTGGGGGCTCCGGTGCAAAGGCAATGGACTACACCAGGGAACCAGTTGACGGCGGTGTATCGGTCGAGCCCATCACTGTCAGGCAGCTATCGGCGGGCCATGATCTGAAGGAAGCCCAGAAGGCTTTGAAGGAAGCCCACGGAGACTATGCCTATCGCCTCGTCGGCTATGTGTGCGGCGAAGGCCGGTCGATCCACGAACTGACGGAAACGCGACGCCAGCGCGATACGATGACCGATCTATTGCGGATGTATCTCGACGTTCTGGCGGGCCTGTGGAACTATGCGGGGAAAGGATCGGTTCGGCAACGAAACGACTTGACACATGCGCGCGGGAAACCGATAAGAGAGTAAGTAGGCGCTTTGCGCCGCAACCTCATGCTTTTCTTGCCACATATCTATTGGAAATCGGAGTTCGCCACCTTCAATCGGGTGTGTCTCTCCGGGGTTTTCGATCAAATGCACCCATAGAACCCGCCACGCCTCTCCACGATGCGCACCCGGCGGGTCACTCATGCGAGGCGGCGTCCGCTCTTAATGGCATTGCGCCCAGCGGGTGAAAGCGCGCCTCGCATCAATAACCCTGCATCTCCACGATGTGCGCTGTAAGCCTCGGATGTCAGACGCCCGAGGGGGTCGCCAATTCTAGCCAGAACTGAATGCGGTAATGGGTATCCGCCAAAGAACCTTTCAGCAGGGCGCGGACTAAGTCGCACGTAGCAGCCAGCTAGATCATCTCCCTTCAGGAGCCCATCATGATCAACATGCCTCTCTCCCATCCATCAGGTGTATCAGGAAAGGTCGAAGCCGTTTCCGTACATCCAGACGGCACGGCAATCGCGCGGATCAAGGATCAGTGGTTCCCGGTGAATGAGCTGAAGCCGAATGCGTGAGTACATCATTCAGCGCAAAAGCTCTGATGGCGAATGGGGACCAGATGCCGAGGATTACCTCGCTCGCACGGTCTACGAGTCAGAAGAACTGATTGACATCGGTGTGCTGGATTCGTCCGGCAACAAGGTCATGGCGCGCAAGCGAATGGACCCGATCGGGTTTGTGCGCCGTCCATGAGCCATCACTGTCTCTCTGCAAGCGTTCCGCAGCACATATATGGCTACGTCGCCAGTGAAATACTGCACGGTCTGGACCCGTCTTTCATAGGCCAGTTCGAGCCATGCGTGATCATTGGCATCACGTCGGTTCCATCCAGGGCTCTCATGTTCGAGATCATGACGGAGAAGGGCGCCAAGTGGGCGCGCATTCCAATCCACATGCTGTTCTGGGAAAAGCCGGCGGACAATGCACCGCGTCACGAGCTTCCGGATCTTCAGTGCTGGGATTGCCACGGCTGGGACTTCGCCACGGTTGAATTCGAATACCTTCGCGAAATGGGATGCGAATACCGCACACCGGATGGCGTGACGATTCAGGGCCATTACTGGTTCACGCTCGACCACACCGACAACGGCTACAGCCAGTATCCGCCAGAACACAAGAACTACAATTTAATCAAGCTTGAAGACGGATCGGGCCAGATCGCGGCCATGCCGAACAACCGCATCCTGTGGCATGACGACAGCTTCGTCTCACGTCCCGCTGACTGGAAATCGGATTACAAGACCATGGCTCCTGTCACATGGCACGCCGAAGAAGGCCGCAGAAACCCGCAGGAAACGGCAATGACGCGGGATGTGGAGTAGCGCATGAGCGGGCGCACAACATTCACGCAGGAAATGGCTGACGCAATCTGCGAGCTCATAGCGGACGGCAGGAGTCTCCGAGAAATCTGCCGGCGCGATGACATGCCGTCAACGTCAACGGTATGTAAATGGTTGGCCGAACAGCAGCTATTCTCGGAACAATACGCGCGAGCAAGAGAAGCGCAGGCCGACACATTGTTCGATGATGTCCTTGCGATCGCGGATCAATACGATACGGGGGCTGACAAGGAAGACCCTGACACGATCCAGCGCGCCAGATTGCGCATCGACGCGCGCAAATGGATGGCGGGAAAGCTTCAGCCGAAGAAATACGGCGACAAGTTCGTTGGAGAACTGGACGTTCGGCACAGCTTCTCTGAATTGTCCGATGAGGAATTGGACAAGGAAATCCTCGGGACGGGTGGAATACCGGGCGTTTAGGCCGGAAACGCAGCCTTCAGAATATCATTGATACGCGCCTGCCATCCCGGTCCTGTCGCCCTGGCTCTTTCCACCACGTCCGGGTCAAGCCGGATCGAAACGACGATCTTGCCGGATGGTTTGCGGCCTGCTCCGCTTTTGGGCTTTGGAGCTTGATCAGCCGGCCTTCTCCGTTCCGGCGCGGCCTTGGCAGCATTCTGTTTGATCTGGATTGCCACGGCGCATCTCCTTCAATTTCGTATTTCATATTACATCGTAATACGAAATTCAAACCGGTGTAATACGAAATTCAAATCAGGATGAAGCGCGATGCTCGCCATCACGCCGGAAACTCTGGCAAGGCTGTCCCGACCGGAAAAGGAAAAGCTTGCACTCCTTCTGGCTGAAAAGCAGAAGCGGTTTGCGCAGCGGCAGTTCTATCGCCTGTTCCCGGATGAGGACACGACCCAGCCGGACGGGTCAATGATCTACTCGCGGCACAAATACGCGAGACACATGGAGTTCTTCGAGGCTGGCGCGTCGTACCGTGAGCGCTGCCTAATGGCGGCGAATCGCGTGGGAAAAACTTACGGTGGCGGGGCCTACGAGACGACATGCCATCTGACCGGGCTTTATCCCGACTGGTGGAATGGAAAGCGGTTCAAGACGCCTGTCCGGTGGTGGGCAGCGGGCAAGACCAACGAGACCACGCGCGACATCGTTCAAAGCGCCCTGTTGGGTGACATAAGCTATAACGGGTCACGCAAGGCTGTCACGGGCACCGGGATTGTTCCAGGCGCCTTGATTGGCTCGATCACATGGAAGCAGGGCGTGCAGGATCTGGTCGACACGATCAAGGTCAGGCATGTATCGGGCAAGTGGTCCACTCTGGGCCTGAAATCCTATCAGCAGGGACGCGGTTCGTTCGAGGGAACGGCGCAGCACGGCGTCTGGCTCGATGAGGAACCGCCTCGCGACATCTATGGCGAGTGTCTTGTCCGAACCGCAACGACGGGCGGGTTGATCCTGCTCACCTTCACGCCCCTTGAGGGGCATTCACAGACTGTCATGCAGTTTCTGCCAAAGCCAGAATAGGACGCAGATATGGCAAACGCATATATCACGGAATATGCCGGACTGGCGCGTGATGTGTTCAACTATCACGTCGCGGCGGGCACTGAGCCTGCCGTTGATGAGCAGAAGGTGACGTTCACCACAACGACGGCCTCGAGCGCTTTCAATGAACAGACGCGGTTCGTGATGATCCATGTCGATGCCATCGCCCATCTGGCCTTCGGTGATGATCCGACCGCAACCACTGGGGCGCACCGCATGGCGGCGAATGAAACGCGCTTTTACGGCGTCAATCCGGGCCAGAAAGTGACCTTCGTGACGGGGAGCTGATCATGATGAACACCAGCGGCGGCTCGTCGCCTGATCCGATCAATGGCTGGATTGCCCTTCTGGACAATCCCAAGGCCGCATCGGCAAAGCTCAAGGAACTGAAGGCCGCAAGCGATGCGCTCGCCAAGGCGCAGGCCGATCTGGTCAAGACCAGCGAGGCACAGCAGAAGCGCGCCAAGGAACTCGTGGCCGAAAGTGCAGCGCTTGATGACCGGGAGCGCGCCATTGCCGCAAGTGAGATGGTGGCGGCGAAAAAGCTCTCTGCGGCCAAGGAAGCCGAGACT